CGGCAGCGCCTGATTACGCTCCGCTGGCCACGGCTTCGAAAGAATCAGCGCAGATCATGGCGGACCTTGGCGAGAAACAAATTGCCGCCGCGGAGCGCATGTATGCCGAGCAAAGCGCGATGGCGAACGGTATCGCCTCGCAGCAGTTGGCGATTGCGCAGCAATCAGCAGAACAGGGGCAGGATTATTTTGACTACCTCAAGGAGTTTCGCCCGGCCGAGCGCGCCATGCTGGACGAGGCGATGGCCGACAATAGCGCCGAGATCGCCGAGTTCGACGCCGCAAACCAGGCTGACGCGGCCGCACTGACTGCCGACGACTCAACCGTTTACGAGGCCAACCGCGGCGCGATTGATAACGATGTTGGCCGCGCCGTGGCGGACGCGCAGGGCGGCCATACCCGCGCGCTCAATCAGGCGATCCGTCAGGGATTGCGCTACGGCGGGTCGGTTTCCGAGATGGCTGGGAATGTCGGCGCCCTGAGTGCCGCCCAGGCGTCGTCTACCGCATCTGCTGCAAACGGTGCGCGCACCTACGGGATCGACAACGCACGCCAGCGTATTGGCACCAGATTGCAGCTACGCGGCGCCAACAAATCTGCAAAGAATGGCCAGGAAGCGATTGGCTGGGCGAAGAAGCTCGATGCTGCAGGCTTGGTCAAGGGGTTGCCTGGTGCGTCGACAGGCGCCTATAGCGTGGCAGTCGGAGCGGGTGACAGTGCGATGCGCAACACAATGGCCCCGGGCGCGCTGTATCAGGATGGCTTGGCGAAGGGGGCGAGCACAGTCGGGCAGGGCCGCCAGCTTTACCAGGGTGGGTTGTCCGGCGTACTGAATTCGCAGACCAGTGTTTACAACACCGATGCGCAGAACAGCCTCGATGTTGGTGGGCTGTTGAGTGGAGGCGCCGCTCTGGCCAAGGCCGGCGTGTTCTCTGGTGCCGCATTCTCCGACCGTCGCCTCAAGGAAAACATCGAGGCAGTCGGTGTCGACGAGGCTACCGGGCTCACCTTGTATGAATTCAACTACATCGCTGACGAGCGCCGTTTCCGCGGCGTGATGGCGGACGAGGTGGAGAAAGTCATGCCGGAGGCGGTGCTGTTCGACAAGCGCGGCTACCGTCTGGTCGACTACGGGCGGCTTGGAATCGAAATGAGGGAGGTAGCATGCGCCTGAATTGGAGCAACGTGGGCCGCGGGGTGGGCGACATTGCCGACGCCGTGCGTGAAAAGAAACTGGCTGACGAGTCCGCTCTCCTGACCAAGAAGATGGACGGCTCGACCACCTTCACCGCCAACCAGGGCGAAGAGGCTGGTGCACCGGCCATGCCAGACCAGCAATCTGCGCAGAAATTCGCCGACTACAACAACACGATCGCCGCCGAGGACGAAGCCACCTTTGGCGCCGGTGCCCTGTCCAGTGCGCCGAAAACGACGGTCGACAAGAGTCAGTCCTACACCCGCGCCGATTACTACGCCGACATGGGCAAGCGGGCTTCCGCGCTTGGCATGCACGACAAAGCGGAGCGTTACGATTTGCTCTCCGAAACTGCGCGCGACCGTGAATTCAACCGCACCCGCCTCGAGGCTTCCGACAAGCGCACCGCTGAATCGCACGACCAGAGCATGAAAAAGGGCGACATTGAGATTTCCAACCTTGAGCGCCAACAGCAGGACCGCGCTCGGGTTGATGGGTTCAATGCAGCGATTTCCACCGAATACGAAGCCGCCACCAAGGCCGGCAAGCCGATGCCGTTCTCGCGCGTCAAAGAGATTGCGCTCGAGCACAAGCTGTCGCCGACCCAAATGCTGACGGCCTACAGCGAAATGAACGGTATCGACACAGCCGAGGCAGGGCAGGCCGTCGCAGCACGCGCGCGGGCAGCGATGGAAGCGGCGCGCGGCGGTCTCGACAACATGGTCAGCGTCTACGAGACCAATCCGCTGTTCAACGACGGACAGAAGCTGGAGGTGAAGCGCGGCAAGAATGGCCAAGTAACCCTTCTGCAGAACGGCCGACCGATCACCGACCAGCCGTTCCAGAGCGAGAACCAGGCCACCGGCTTCCTGCTGAAATACGCCACCGATCCGATGTCGGCGCTTGAGTTCGATATGTCGATCAGAAAACACCAGGCCGGGCTGCGTGAGTCGGAATCCAAGACCAGCGAGAACGAGGCCCAGACGTCGAGCGCGCTGGCCACGGCCGCCAAGACCCGCGCCGAGACCGGCGTCATCAAACAGGGCGGCGACGGGAAATTCAAGGTCGAGGCAAACGAAGTGTCATCTGCTCTCGGTAAGCCTGCGCTGGACGAGCGCGGGCGTCCCATCACAGATGACTACGGCATGCAGAAATACACCCGCAATCCTGCCGAGGAAGAAGCGTTCTACAAATGGATGCGTTCGCAAGGAATCCTCGACACCAACAAGGCCATCGCTATGTGGAAAGGCGGTGCCCGCGACCAGGTCATGCCAAAGCCAGAGCCGAAAGCGCAGCCGCAAGGAACTGGCAGAGACAAGTCTTACAAACACCTTTGGAATTAAGGTTAGCCGATGGCAAAGAAATGGGGTGATGTTGCCGCAAGCGCGGAGTTCAAGGCGCTTTCCGGTGATGAGCAAGAGGCGGCGCGCAATGAATACTTCAACACCGTAATTGCCCCTCAATTGCCGGAATCTGACGTGAAGTTTGCGCGCGGACAGTTCGATGACGACACCAAACCAACCTTCTTCGATGGTGTGAAGGAGTTGGCCGCTCAGGCCAAGGACAACATCGTAAGCGCCTTCACTGACCCTCTCGGTAAAGGAAGCGAGGCCGAGCGGCCCGTCACGCAGATGGTCGATGCAGACAGGGCCGCGTCAGGCGCACCGCGAGCCGCCACACCCAAGGAAGCCCCGCCTGTCTCCCCCGTGTCGCTCAGCGACGACCTGCTGCAATCCGCCAAGGCCCCGCAGGCCGACATGGAAACGCTGCGCACCGAGGGCTTTGCTGCTGCATCCGCCAAGCTGCGCGGCGAGCAGGACGCCAAGGCCAATGCCCCGCTGCGCGAGCCGGCTCGCAAGATGCTGGACGATCGCACTGCCGGCGACGTGGCGCACGACTACGCGGTTTCTCTCAACAAGGGTATCGGCCAGACGGTCGAAATGGGCGGCACGATCTATGGCCTCATCAGCGGCGACATGGACAACACTGTCCGCAAGACCGGAGAGCACTACGTCAAGCGCAGCGAGGCCAAGCTGTCACCGTTCCGCCAGCAGGAGATCGCCGACCAGCGGCAGAAACTGAAGACGATCGAGGAAGAGGCCGGGCAGTCGGCGGCATTCTTCGTGGCCCTGGCTGATTCGCTGGTCGACCCGATGAAACTGGTCGAGCAGCTTCCGCAATTGGCGGTAGGCGGTGGCGCCGGCAAGGTTGTCGGCGGCGCGGTCGGTAAGGCTGCGGCCAAGCACGGCACCACGGCGGCTGTCGGTACGACCGTGGCCGCCAATGCGGCGATGGAAGGAGCGGACCCCGCGGGTGACGCCTACGACCGCATGATGGCGCTGCCGGATGAGTTGTGGCAGCAGAGCGACGCCTACCAAGCCGAACTGGCCAAGACCGGCGACGCCCAGGCGGCCAAGCACGCGGTTTCGTTGAGTTCGGCGCGCAAGCTGGCCGGCGTGGCGGGCGGGATCGCGCTGGGTGCGGCATTCCTGCCGGGCGGCCGCACGATCGATAACCTGCTGGTCGATGGCGTTCAGGGCGTCGGCGGCCGTGCGCGGCGTGCCGGTGTCGGCGCAGCGGGCGAGAGCGGCGGCGAGGCGCTGCAGGAAGGCGGCGGCGCGGCCGGTGCCAACCTGGCCGTGCAGCAGATCGACCCATCGCAGCAGGTCATGGAAGGCGTCGGCGCGGCGGCTGGCGAAGGCGCTGGCGTCGGCGGTCCCATGGGTGCGGCGGCCGGCTTTGCCTCCACTCCGCAGCAGGAAGACGCCGCCCCGACCGAGGCTGATTACCGCGAGGCCGTGCAACGCGCTTTCCCCAGGACGTCGGCACGCGATGCGGAAGCGGCGCCCGTGGAGCAACCCCCGCAGGAAACCCGCACGCAGAAGATCAAGCGCGAGATCGAGGCACGCAAGGCAGCGCTGCGCGCCGAGATTGGCATGCCGGAACAACCGAAGCCCGCGATGCCTGCAGACGAGCTCGACCAGGATCAACTGCTGGAAGACCTGAATACAGAACAGGGGGCGGCCGATGGCGCAGCGCGACGCAGACCTGCCGAAATGGCTCAAGGCGGCGGTGAAGGCCGGGGCGATCTCGGAGCCCAAGGCATTCCTGCTGCTGTGGTATCAGGATCAGGAAATGGAGTGGATACCCCTGCCGGAGTCGCTACACCCGGCGGCGGAAGCGATCTGGCTGCTGGAACTGCCGCCGGCGGGGCCGATGCAGTAGCACAAGGCGTTGGATTCAAAGAGGCATTTGACTCGCTTACCGAAGGCGGAACCACTGCAGACCTGTACCGCAAAGCATTCGATTCGCTGTCTTCTGGCAAGAGCACCATAGCCGGAGTAAAAGACCCAATCCTTGCGCGTGCCAAACCTGCATTCGACGCAGGGCTTATCAAGTCGCCTGACGACATCCGTAATTTTGAGCAGTCCGGGTATCCGAATGCCAAGCCCGCGGCTATCGACGACGCCGCCCACCAAGCCGCGACCAGCCCGACGGATACGCTACAGAATACCCAGGAGACGCAATCTGTTGCCGACGCAATGGTGGTTGGTTCCGACCGCAGCGGCGATAGACCGAAGCGAGTGTCCGGTATTGAACAGGCGGACGGCTTCGGCGACATCCCAAAAGACGGGCCGCAGAGCGGTCGTGCGAATACCACGACGCTGGAAGGCCTGAGCGAGAGTGCGATAGGTGGTTCCAACCTCCCGCGCGATGTCTTGCGTGCGCATGCCGCCAGCGGCAAGAGCTTTGGCTCGCTCGATGTCCCAGGACAGCGACGAGTGCTCGATTCGGTGCGCGCGCTGATCGACGACGATAAGGTTTTCGGGTCTGTTGTTCAGTCCGTTCCCGTCGATGTGATGAACCAACTCGCCGGGTCTGAGCTTGCGGCCAAGCAGGCGCTGGACGACAAGGCGATGTTCATAGACGCGCTCTCCAGTGGGCGAAACGGTCTCGATGTACGGAGTAGAGCGGTCGATGCGCTGGTGCGCAGTCCTGCATTTGCGGCTGCAGTACATGCGTCCCCACTTGGCGCGGGACGGAGTGCGGAAACTGACGGCTCCACAGAACAGGCAGGTGATGGCAACGGGCATACGGAACAGGCTATCACGCGGGAAACAAAACTGCAACCCACAAACGGCAAGGATCAACCGAGCGGAGCGCCCGCCCTGTCCATCGGCTCCACCCCCAACAATGCCGAGCCCATCACCGTCAAGAATGGCGTGGTCCACGTCGGCAAGTACCCGGCTATGCACTTCGAGTCAGGCGCAGACGTCACCGTGCCGGCCGGCGCCGACAACGCGGCGATCGCGCAGGCGCTGCGTGATGCCGGGGTACTGAGCAGCCGGCAACGGATTTACGGCCTACCGAAAGCGACCAAACACAAGTACGACTTGCCGCCATCGACAGTGATTCCGGACGAGCCGGCCGAGATTCCGCAGCCGTCGCGCGCACAGCAGATCAAGCAGCAGGATACCAAGGCCAGGAACAAACGTGCCGCGAAGTCGATCCTGACCGCCGATGACCTGTCCGCGCAGTCGCGCAAGACCTTCATCAAGGCCATCAAGGACATGGGCGGGATCAAGGTCGAGGAAGCCCGCGACGTCAGCGGCGAGCCCGCGCACATCGCAAACCGCATGGCGCCTGGCCTGTTCCGCAAGGAAGGCAACGTGCTTGACCTGATTGCACGCCGCCTGAACGAACTCGGATATTTGAGCGACGCCGACTACAATGATGTCGACGGCGGCGTGCAGTCCGTGCGCGACCTGATCGGCCAGGCGCTTTCCGGCGAGGCGGTGATGACCACAGCCGAGCAGGAGCGCTACCGCGAACTGGTTGCCAAGGAGCAGGAACTGGCGGAAGCCATGCCGGCACGCAACGAAGCGCTGGCTGACATGGTGGAAGCCGAAGCAACCCAGGACGACGACGGGCTCGACCTCGACGCCCTGCCGACCATGAGCGAAGCCGACGCCATGCGGGCGATGGGATTCAGTGAGGAAGAGATCAATGGGACAGCCAACGGAACGCAGGACGAAGATTCTCAAACGGCTCAAGGCGCTGCCGAAGTCGGAGCGGCTGAAGGTGCTGCAACTGGCGCTGGTGAAGCGGGCCAAGCGGGCTTTGCTCTTGAAGGCCAAAGCCCGGCAGACGTAAAGGCAGCAGAAGCCAAGAAGCAGGCCGACGCCGAAGAGAAGGCGAAATCCGACGCTGCCGCCGAAGCCAAGGCGAAAGCCGACGCCGAGCGCGACAGCTTCACCCTGGCAGGCTCCGACCGGGCGGCCGATGCCAACCCGAATCAGGCGGATATTTTCGGGCAGCCTGTTCAGGAAAATCCCGCGTCCACGGAACGTGAACAACAGACCAGTGATGAACTGAGCCCGCTCACCAAGGCCATGAATGACCTGGCCGACGTGCGCCAGCGCATCGAAGATCAGGGCCGTGTGGCTGACGACCGCCTGCTGGAGCGCGAGCGCCAGTTGCGGAAGATGGTCAAGGAGTTGGAGCGGGCCGCCAAACCGAACAAACTCGACGCCGCCGCCGCCAGCATCGACGAAGAACTCGACGCTGCGCTGAATGACCTGGCTGACGCGCTGAAGAAGCAGAGCGGCCAACTGAATTCAGGCGTAGACCCGGCCATTCTGGCGCTGGGCGTCAAGGTGGGCTCGCTCTACGTCGCCAAGGGTGTGGTCAAGTTCGCGCAGTACAGCCGCGCCATCATTGACGCGCTGAAATCCCGTGGCGTCGATGCCGAACAGATCAAACCCTTGCTCAAGCAGTTCTACGCTGCGACCAAGCAGACCGTGGACGATGCGACGTTCGAGCAGATGGACGATGACCGCGCGGTGCGTGGGTTCGATCTGGAATCGCTGAACGATGAGCCGGTGGCGGAAGCCAAGACAGAAGCAGAGCAAGAAACCAAGCAGCCGACCACGTTGGACGAGTTCATTGGCAATGTCGACGCTGGCTATAAGGCGCATTTCGACTACGCCGGGGTGGATGGCCGCACGGTCTGGATCGAGAAGACCGCGCAGGGCTGGGTAATGAAGTCCAAGGATGATGGCCGTTCCTCAGTAATCACCAAGGGCGGGGCCCGGCCGTGGAGCAAGGGCGACGCGCTCGATGCCGCCGAGCGCGATGCGGAGTACCGTTTTACCAAATGGAAGCCGCTGGCTGACGAAGCACCGTCACCCGTTGCCATGCCTGAAGCAAACCCGCTCCACGCCGAAGCAGATGCGCTCGGGATTACGGTTGGCAGCAAGACGGATGCACAACTGCGTGCGCAGATCGACTACGCCAAGGCTGGTGCTGCCCCGGTAGAGGACGCGCCCGCCGAGAAGATCGTCGGCGACAAACTGGAAACCAACCTGCCGGAAGTCGAGCATGTCACCGGCAAGGGCAAGACGCTGGCGGGCGTGGTCACGAAGACGCTGACCAAGGACCAGGCCGCGGCCGTCGACAAGTTCACCTTCAGGAAGGACGGCGGCTACTTCATTCGCATGAAGCATGTGGTTCGTCCAGGTGTTGCCGAGCAAACCCGCGCCGGCACCATCGCCAGCGAAGTGAAGGCGGTCGGCATGCGCGTGATCGTCAATAGCGATAGCCGCTCATTTTACGAGGGTGAGGCGGACTTCAACGCAGGCAAGCCGCGCGTGCTGCCGTCCTATTACACCGAAACCACCGGCAAGAATGCGAAAGACTGGTATCGGGGCTGGGACGCTGCCAACGTGGCGGCCCCGGTATCGGGTGCTACACTAAACGCGGAGGCCAACAATGATGCCGAACACTCACGAATTCCTGAACAAGCACGTCCTGCAGCCGGAGACGATCAAGCAGATCGAGGCGATGGGCGAGGTGGCGAGCCAGGTAGCCGACCGCTGGGCGGGGGCGTGGCCGAAGCAGACGCGCGCCTTGGAGAAGGCGGGGGCGCTGTTGCAGGCCGTGAAGGAGCAGGCGGAACTGGAAGCGCAGGCAGTGGCCTACGAGGCGCAGAATCCGTGGGTCGGGGGAATCGAGAGCCGTCAGATGTTCGGGATCGACCTGAACGCGCCGCCGCCGACGACGTAAGCCTACCGTCCGAGCCGCGCGCCGACTTCGTTGTCGGCGACGATACCGCCGAAGCAATCAGCGAGGGCGGCCAGAAAACCAAAGCCCGCAACAACATCGCCGCGATCCGGCTGGTCAAGAAACTGGCCGCCGAGGACCGCCGCGCCACCATGGACGAGCAGAAGGCGCTCGCGCGCTATGTCGGCTGGGGCGGTATCAAGCAGATTTTCGACGACGGCAAGACCGAATGGGGCGCGCTGCGCGATGAACTGAAGGCGCTGCTGACGGCCGAAGAGTACGCCGCGGCAAACCGTTCGATCCTCGATGCGCACTTCACCAGCATGGACGTGGTGACCGGCATGTGGGGCGCGGCCAAGCACTTGGGTTTCCACGGCGGGCGCGTGCTGGAGCCATCGGTCGGCGTCGGCAACTTCTTCGGCGCCATGCCGCAGGACGTGCGCGCCAATTCCACCCTGTTCGGCGTGGAACTGGACAACATCACCGGACAGATCGCCAAGTACCTGTACCCAAACGCGACCATTGCCACCCCGTCAGGCTTCCAGGATATTGAATTCCCGTCCGGCAGCTTCGACTTCGCCACCGGCAACCCGCCTTTCGGCGAGCAATCGCTGTACGACCGCGCGCATCCCGAGTTCCGCAGTTTCTCGATCCACCAGTTTTTCTTTGCCAAGGCGCTCGACAAGGTGCGCCCGGGCGGGATCCTGCAAATGGTGGTGTCGCGCTACCTGATGGACAGCCGCGACGCCGCCGGCTACAAGGCGCGCGAATACCTGGCGCAGCATGCCCGCCTGCTGGGCGCGATCCGCCTGCCGTACAACGCTTTCCTGTCCAACGCCAACACCGAAGTCGTGACCGACATCATCTTCCTGCAGAAACTGGAAGAGGGCGAGGTCGGAAATCCGGAAGCATGGACCGACATGGCCGACGTCGAGACGGTCCACCCGAAGACGGGCGAGAAGTTCAGCTTCAGCGTCAACCGCTACTTTGCCGATCACCCGGAAATGGTCGTCGGCACGCACGCGCCGACCGGCAAGATGCGCCAGGCCAACCAGTACAACGTCGAGCCCCCGGATATGCCGCTGGCGCTGGCCATTGGTCAGGCCGTGGCCAACCTGCCGCGCGATGTTTACCGCGCCGCCGGCAAGCCGCTGGCCGAACTGGCTTCAGCAGATGCCACCGTGCCGGAGGGCACCAAGGTCTACGGCTACTACCTGGACGGCGAGACAATCATGCAGCGCCTGCCGGATTCGGCGGGGCAACGTCAGGCCCGCGCGATCGAGTTCAAGGACGGCATGGCGCCCAAGCGCGCCGCCCGCATGATCCAGATTCGGGACACGCTGCGCAGCCTGATGCGTCTGGAGTTGTCGGAAGAGGCGACCGATGGCCACATCAAGGTCATGCGTGCCACCCTCAATGAGCAGTACGACGCCTTCCGCAAGACATTCGGCTACATCAACCAGCCGTCCAACCGCCGCGCGTTCGCCGATGATCCGGACCTGCCGCTGTTGGAATCGCTTGAACCGAAGTTCGATCCCGGGCTGGGCTCAGAAGCGGCCAAGAAGCGCGGCGAGCCGGCCCGGAAGCCGAGCGCCGAGAAGGCCGACATTTTCAGCAAGCGCGTGCTGCAGCCGCAACATGAAGTGAAGTCGCTGGAGGCCCAGCAGTACGGGCATCTGCAATCCAATGTCGCCATGCAGGACCGGCTGGCCATGTACCAGCGTGCGCCGCAGAAGATGCGCGAGCAGCTTGAGTGGGTGCTCCCGTTCAAGGAGGCGGCGGCAGCCCATCCGGCCAAGCCGTTCAGCTACACGACCGCCAATGGCAAGGCGATCGACGACATCAAGAACGTCGCCACGCCCATTACCGAGGCCTTTGTGCTGGCGGCCAAGGGAAAGGCCGGCGAGGACGTGACTGCCGGCGAGTATCGCGGCATGAAGATCCGCTTCCAGCGCGTGCATGGCTCCATCACGGTCGTCATGCTGAAAGGTGAGCATTCGCTGTTTGTGGGCGATTACACGATGGACGACAAGTTTTCGCCGTCCGGGCTGTTCACCCGCATCGAGAACGCCATCAGCAAACTGGACGAGCGCGAGAAAGAGGTCCGCGCCGAGGCTGATCGCAGGCTGGCCGAGATCCCGAAACTGGAAGCCGAGATTGCCAAGCCGTTCGCCAAGGAGGCCGACCTGAAGGCGGCCCGCCAGAAACACCGCGAAACCGTGTCGAAGCTGGCCAAGGCCGGCGGCGGGGTGGAGTTGTCTCCGGAAATGAAGGAGGACCTGAAGCTGGCGCTGGTGCAGCGGATGCTCGAAGGGCGCAATGCCTCCGGCGATACGTCATTCGGGTTCGTGGAAGCCGCTGGGGGCTTTACCCCCATCCTTCAACGAGAACTCGATAACGTCATCAAACGGGTCTCCGCCCGCTGGGAACGTCCGAAGGGTTTTGAGGGCGGGCGTATCACCGCCGTCGACACGCCTGCCGGGCTCCCGGTGTCGATTCTCCGCGCGGCCGCGGCGCAGAATATTCCGCAGGATGAAATCAAGGGCGTTCTTCACAATGGGCATGTCTACCTCGTCCGGGAGAATTTGAAGGATGCGGCTGACGCCGAACTGACGATCTTCCATGAGGCTTACGGCCATCTTGGGGCCCGGCTTTACTTCGGCCCCGACGCCAAGGCCGTCGAAAGGGCCATGCTGTCCATCTGGAGAAGGGTAGGCGACCTGGATGGCGTGCGCAACATGGCCGAGCGGTTCGGCGTGCTGCGCGACGTTGAGCCGTACATCAAGGCGCTGGCCACGGCCGATATGTCGCCCATCGCCAAGCAGAAGATCATCGTCGATGAACTGCTGGCGCATGTGGCTGGACGCGGCGACTTCACCCTGGCCGAGCAGTTGAAGGCCTACGTCGGCGCGCTGCGCATCGCATTGCGGAATGCCGCCAAGGCGATGGGGCTGGATCGTTTGGCCGAGTCCATAAGCCGGTTCACGGACAGTGAATTGCTGTGGACGCTGAAAGGGATGCGGGACGCTGTTGTGAGCGGGAAGACCGGCAAGGGCGACGGCACGTTGTTTGCCAGGGCGGGCCAGACCGAAACCGAAGCCAGCAAGAAGCCGAAGAAGATAAGCGACAGCACTTACAGCTATCGTGGATTTAGGATTAAAAAGGATGTTTCTCCGTCATCAACGGGGTGGAGCAACACCTACACCATTAGGAATGACGGCAAGAAGGTCAGTGTTGATACGCTGAAAGATGCGCAAAAGTACATTGATAGGCTTATCGCAGACAACCCTGACGATCCCGACACCCGTTTCGCCAAAACCACACAACAGACCCCGCCACCCGGCGGGGTTTCTGCTTCTGGACGCCAGAATGCGCTGCCTGGAATGCAAGTCGCCTCCCCGGCAGCGCCGACGATCCAGCCGCCGCTCGGCCTGTCGGGTGGGCTCAGTGGCAGCCAGGCGTCATGGTCGGAGCCGATTGATTCAGCATTCGATGATTTCCTCTACAAGTGGCAGGACAAGCACGTCGACACCCGGCGCGTGGTGCAAGCCGTCAGGGATGCCGCCGGACAGCTTGCCGACAAATGGAACCCCTATCTGCAGGAAGAGCTTTTCCACGGTCGCGCCGCCAAGCACACACTCGATTTTGTTGACCGCGAACTGAAGCCGCTGGTGGTGATGATGCGGCTGCGCGAGCTGTCGATGGACGACATCGACCAATATTTGTGGGCACGCCACGCCAAGGAGGCCAACGCGCTGATTGCAAGCCGCGACCCGAGCATGCCTGACGGCGGCTCTGGCATGACGGATGCCGATGCCAATGCCTACTTCGCCGCACTCGACCCAGCCAAGCAAAAACGCTTGGAGGACACCGCCAAGGCCGTCGACGAGATCATCGCCAGGACGCGCCAGATGTACGCCGAATACGGGCTTGTGTCGCAGGACACCGTGGACGGCTGGATGGATATGTTCCAGCACTACGTCCCGCTGATGCGCGAGGACAGCGACGGCGCCATGGGAATCGGGCAGGGCTTCTCGATCAAAGGCAAGGAGGTCAAGCACCGCACCGGCTCCGGTCGCAAGGTGGTCGACATCCTGGCCAACATCGCCCTGCAGCGCGAGAAGGTCGTCGTGCGCGGCGAGAAGAACCGAGTGGTGCTGGCGCTGGCTGGGCTGGCGAAGCTGAATCCGAACCCGGATTTCTGGAGCTTCGATAAGGTTCCGACCGAGCGGGTGCTGAACGAGAAGACCGGGCTGGTCGAGGACCGTCAGGATCCGATGTTCAAGAGCCGCCCCAACGTGTTGGTCGCCAAGATCAAGGGCAGGAGCGGGCAGGTTGAAGAGCGCGCAATCGTGTTCAACGATGCAAACGAGCGCGCCTTGCGCATGGCGGAGTCGCTGAAGAATCTCGACGTCGGCGCGCTGGAGGGTGTGATGGGCGTGTCGGCGGTGATTACCCGCTACTTTGCCTCGGTCAACACGCAATACAACCCGGTGTTCGGCTTCGTCAACCTGACGCGCGACGTGCAGGGCGCGATGCTGAACCTGAGTTCGACGCCGCTGAAGGGAAAGAAGCTGGACGTGCTGGCGCACACCTTCACCGCGCTGCCTGGCATCTACCGCGATGCGCGCGCCGAGCGCAAAGGCGGCGTCGGAACGTCGAATTGGGCGCTGCTGTGGGGGCAGTTCACCCGTGAGGGTGGACAGACAGGCTACCGCGACCTGTACCGCAATAGCGCCGACCGCGCGAAGGCCATCCATCACATGCTCGATCCGGCCGCCTGGATGAATAGCGGATGGGGCAAGGTGTTCACAGCAGGCGGGGCGCTCAAGGTGCCTCTAACAGTGGCGCAGAAACTGGCCACCCCTCTGTTCAACTGGCTGTCGGACTTCAACCTGACGATGGAGAACGCGGTACGGCTGTCGGCCTACAAGGTGGCGATCGACCAAGGTATGAGCCAACAGCAGGCGGCAAGCCTGGCCAAGAACCTGACCGTCAACTTCAACCGCAAGGGGCAGGTGACGCAGCAGGTCGGCGCGCTGTACGCCTTCTTCAACGCCAGCATGCAGGGATCGGCGCGATTGGCCGAGACGCTGGGCAAGATGGACCGGCCCGGCGACATCAAGAGCATGCGCCTGTCGCGCGCCGGCGCGGCCATCGTCGGCGGCGGCGTGCTGATTGGGGTGATGCAGGCGGTACTGCTGGCGTCTGCAGGCTACGAAGACGACGAGCCGCCCGAGTTCATTCGTGAGCGCAACCTGATCATGCCGCTGGGTTGGCTGACCGGCAAGAAGGATCACCTGATGATTCCGATGCCGCTGGGCTACCACGTCTTCCCCAACATCGGCCGCATTCTGGCCGAAACCGCCATCCGTGGCGGCGAAGGTGCGGCCGATCGCGTCATTGACATGATCAGCATCGTGGCCGGCGCATTCAACCCGTTCGGAGGCGGCGGGGTCAATCTGCAGACGATCATGCCGACCGCGTTGGACCCGCTGGCCGCGCTCGCCGAAAACAAGGACTGGACCGGCAAGCCGATCTACCGCGATGGATTCGGCAGCAACGAGACGCCCGGATTCGCCCGCACCAAGGACACCGCCAGCAGCTATGCGAAAGCTTTGGCCGAGGGAATCAACAGCGTCACTGGCGGGACCGAGTACACGGCAGGCCGGTTCAGCCCAACCCCTGACCAGATCGACTATCTGGTGGCTCAGGTCACGGGCGGCGTAGGCCGCGAACTTGGCAAGGCTGAACAGAGCATCACCGCGACGATGACCGGTGAGGAACTTCCGCCGCACAAGGTTCCGCTGCTGGGGCGCTACTACGGCAGCAACGAAGGCGCATCAGGCCAGTCGGACCGCTTCTACGCCAACCTCAAGGAGGCTAACCGGCATGAAGCCGAGATCAAGGGGCGGAGGCGCAACCATGAGCCGGTCGGCGAATACCTCGACACACATCCTGACGCGCAGCGCTTTGCCAGCATGGGAAATCGCGCCGAGCGCCGCATCAAGGCGCTGCGCGAGCAGAAACGCAAGCTGGTAAAGGAAGGCGCGTCGCGCGTCGAGATCATCAGCATCGAGGCTGAAATCGCCACGCGCATGCGTGAGTACAACGACGACTTCCGTACGGCGAAGGATGGTCAGTAAAGGGCCGCGACGGTGCAGCTGGTAGCGGAGAACAGGACGGCGCCGAGCATGAACAGCCAGGACAGCCCGAGCAGGATTTGCATCATGTCCTGCGGTGCCACGGCAAGCAGTGCCAGAAAACCAAGGTAGACGACGATCAGGACGAGTTCGCTCATCGGCTCATCCTAGCACTTCTTTGAAGGGAGTCACGGTGAAAAACATCTATCAGGCGGTACTGGACGATGCCGACGAGAAGCGTCGCCGCCTGTTTGGCGGCTACGAGCCGTCGCCGGAGTTGGTGGAGAAGGTGAAGCGGTACCTGCGCGAGCGCGAGGAACGCAGGGCTATGGAGCAGTTGGGCAAACCAAAGGAGAGAGGGAATCATGTCGGACCATGTAACAGTACAACTCGGGAACGCGGTGGCCGAGAAAAGCGGGGTGGTGGGGACTGTATCGGGGGCAGCGATGGCGACGGCCGGTAGCTTCACCGTCAACGACTGGCTTGCTGTCGGTGGCTTCATGCTGGCGATGGTTTCGGTGGCGTTCCAAATGTGGGCGACATGGTTCTTCAGGACGAGGCACCTTAGAATCGCAGAGGCTCGCCTGGCCGCAGACCTGAAAGACGCGGGTGACGACGATGGCGAGTCTTGATACGAGATTTAGGTCCCGCAAGTTCATTGTGGCGCTGCTGTCGCTGGCCAGTGCTACCGCCCTTTGTGCCACGGGCAACATCGCGGACGGCGTGTATTCCGCCGTCGTCATCGCAACCGTTGGCGCTTACATGACGGCCAACGTCACGCAGAAAGCGACTTCCAAATGAGCCGTCTAAGAATCGCGATCGCCGCGCTGTCGTTTTCCGCCGCCGGGCTGGTGGCATGGACGACGAATGAAGGGTGGGAGCCGATAGCCCGTCAACCCGTGCCAGGCGATCCATGCACCAATGGTTTCGGCAACACACACGGGGTTAAATGTGGCGACATGGTTGACCCGGTAACGGCCTTGCAAGTCGCACAGCGCAACGTATCCGTAAGGTTCGAGCCTGCCATCAAAAGGTGCCTCAATCCTGGTGTGATGCTGACACAGTCGGAATACGACGTTTATGTGGATTTCACCGGCAATGTGGGGCCGGGCAATTTCTGTGGCAGCACGATGGCCGGACTGGTGAACGCCGGCCTGTATGCCGACGCCTGCCGCCAGTTTCCGCGCTGGAAGTATGTGCAAGGCAAAGACTGCACTGTTCCAGCAAACAAGTGTGGCGGCATTCCGAAGCGCCGAGACGCCGCCATGCGCTGTTGCCTGAACGACGATTGCGCTGATTTCTACAGGATCACGAAATGAACCGCGTCTCGCTGGCCCTTGCCGGAATCATCATCGCCTTGCTGGCCGCCGCCTGGACATTCTGGCCGCGCGAGAAGGTTCAGGTCGGTGTGTCGGCGCCGCTGCCGCCCGCCAAGGAGGCGAAGGGCGAGCCAAAGACGCCCATCCACCCGAAGGCCGTCAATGCCTACCCGGATAAGGTCAAGGCCAAACTGAGCCTGCCCGACGCCGTAGTAAAGGATCCTGCCCAAAAGTTAATCGGCACCGGAAGGCTGGACGCCGAGGACCGGGCCTATACCTTGTCGACCACGCTGGACACCCAGACTGGCGAGGCCCAACTATACGCCCGCCCGGATCCGCTGCCATGGATCGGGCCGGGCAAGCGCGGAGCGGTCGGAATCGCTTACGGGGCGGGCGATGTGGGAATAAGGACGAAAGCTTACGCTTATCACGACCTGCTCCAAGCGAAAGCCTTGCATGCCGGAGTGCGCGCCGAGATTGACCAGCGCGGCGGCTGGTGGGGCGGAGCATACGTCGAGTACCGTTTCTGACATGGGGAAGCTGTCTCAAGTTCTCCGTAATGTTGAAGGCGACGGGTTGATGTTCTGGTGTCCGGGCTGCGACGGCGCGCACATGATCCGCCACGGCGACGGGCCCGGACCTCGTTGGGCGTGGAGCGGCAACGCCGAAAAACCGACATTCTCGCCGTCGATCCTGGTGCGGGGAACGGAAATCACTCCCAAAGGGCGCGCCGATCTCGATGCGTGGCGCGCTGCTGGCTGTCCGCGTCCGGCGCCAGAGCTGGAAACCGTGCCAACGGTCTGCCATTCCTTTGTGACGGACGGGCGGATACAGTTCCTGAACGACTGCACACACAGCCTTGCAGGCCAGACGATAGACCTGCCGCCATTCGACGAATAGCAGCATGATCCGCGTGTCATGCCGGGCTGGACTGGTGCTCCGCAAGTTGCTGGACACGAAAGAAGAAGACGCGGCCATTGAAACAGTGAAGGCGCGCATGAAGGCAGCGGCAATGCAGATCGCGCTCGACCTACAGCGTGACGGCTATCGTGTCGACCTCGATGTGGCCTATCTGGTGGCGTTTGAAGAAGGGGAATGACCGTCCTGCTAAACTGGCAGGATGATACGTGTCGCTATTTACTGTAGAAGCTCCAAGGACCGCTCGGACGTGTCCATTGATGCCCAGCGGCGCCAGTTGCAGGAACTGGCCGCCGCGCGTGGCATGAGCATCGTCGCCGAGTTTTCCGATGCCGTTGAGTCTGGGAAGGACGACGATCGCCCGGACTTCCAGCGCATGCTGCGCGAATTGCGCAACCCGAGACGCGGCTGGGACGCTGTTCTGGTACTCGATACCGCGCGCATTGCCCGCCGTCGCCACCTGGCCATCATCTTTGAAGAGCACGAATGCAAGCGTGCCGGGGTGCGGGTCATCTACAAGAGCCTCCCCGAGTCTGATCCCATCACCGAAATGCTGCTCAAGTCCATCCTGCAGGCGATGGATGAATGGCACAGCCTGACCAGCCGGTCCAAGGGGCTGGCCGGCATGAGCGAGAACGTCAAGCAGGGATACCGGGCCGGGGGAAGCGCGCCGAAAGGTTACCGGCTCGACGCCATCGCCACCGGGGCAATCCGCGACGGCCAGCCTGTCACAAAGTCCAAGCTGGTCCCGGGCGACGACGCCATGCTGGTGCGCGCCTACCTGCAGCACCGGGCGCGCGGCCTGTCGCGTGCGCGTGCACTGGCCCTGGTGGGGGCCGGCTGGCCCGTGACGACGCTCCTATACATGGAGCGCAATGCGCTGACCTACGCCGGGCACACGATCTGGAATCGCCACGCCGAGCGCGACGGCACCCGCTACCAGGGCGGCGATCGCTACCGGCCGCGAGAGGAATGGGTGATCGAGCGCAACACCCATGAGGCGCTGATCTCCGAAGACGAGGCCAACATCATCACGGCCGCCGCCGAGTCTCGCCGGCCGACGCGGGCGCGGGAGGGCGTCGGCTACATGCTGCGCGGCCTGTTGATGACGCCTGACGGGCAAAAGTGGCACGCCGATGGTGACGGGTCATACCGGGTAGGCAAGGGCAAGCGCATCAAGGCGAGCGAAGTTGATGCGGTCGTGCTGGACGCCATCAAGGCCGACATCGTGAGCGACGAGTTCGCCAGCGCGGTGCTGGACCATTACCGCGCGCTGGCGAAGCCGGCCAGCCGTGACAGGTCGGCGACGAAGGCGGCCGCCAGAATCCGCGAGATCGAACAACAGACGCACCGCCTGGCCGAGCTCATGGGGCAGACTACCGCACCGGAGGCGCTACTGCGCTCGATCGAAAAGCTGGAAGCCGAGCGCGACGGATTGGCAGAACAGATCGCTGCCTCGAAGGAAGCAGAGAAAGCGGCGACGAGCCTGCGCAGCCTGACGCTGGCCCAGGTCAAGACGTTTCTCGGGAATATTCAGGTTGAGGACATGGACAATGACGCCATGGCCGCATTGGTGGAGCGGATCACGCTCGATCCAGCCACGATGGAGGCGCGGATTTACTACAAAATTTGCCAACTTACCGGGGATAAGTTGGCGTCCCCACGGGGCACAGAACTTATCCCCGCTTTCGCGTCTCCGCGCGCCGTCGTGATTCCGCACCGTAGGCGGGCTGCGATCTAACCCCGGGCACGACCGGGCTCGGCCTTCTTCTCTTCCGCACCAACAATCCGCAAGTCCGGCCGCTTCTCCTGTGACTCAAGCAGTAGGCGCGCGAGTGCTGCGGCACCCGACAATGGCGGCTTTCCTGTCGACGACACACGGATCTTGGGTTTTGCACTCACGACTGCGCACCTTCTTGCCGTGGGTCTACCCGGCATCCGGCGCAGTTCCACCCCTTCAGCACGGCCTCGCCGGTTTCAGGGTGGTGTTGGTGGCAATGCTTGCTCATGTTGTCTGGGATCTCGACCATGATTCGCCGGCCGTCCTCGGTCCAGCCGTTTTGGGCTGGGGCGGTGGGGGCGAAGTCGGCGCGGTTGTAGCAGAGTGGTCTATTCATGCCTGCCTCCTGCTCGTTATGCAGACCAGCAGCGCCAGCGAATTGCGGGCCTTGATGAACCGCTCGCCCCCGCGTTCCTTCAGTCGCCGGCGGTAATTCCGTGACCATACCGCCCAGCCCTGCGCCTTCGGCCGTTTGGCATTGGTGCCATGGGTGATCGAGTACACCGGGATGGCGCGGCCGTCCGTGTTTCGTATCCAGCGCGACACGCGCACCAGTTCGGCAGCCTGCAGGCGCAGTAGCTTGCGGCTGATCCATCCGTGGTTGTCGTACTCCAGATGGTCGGCCAGGTCGCCCGGTGTCATGTCTCCATCCTCGTCGAGAGCGGATAGCAGGCGGCGGTCGGTGCGGGTGATTTTGAGTGCTGTTTCACTCATCGTCTTCTCCGAAAACTCGTTGCTCGATGCCGGCCATCACCTTCTCCTGTTTCTCGGTCAGCGTCGCGCGCTGGCGGATGCTGGGTAGGAAATCGTGTTTCTCCCACGATGAAAGGTCGCTGCCGACTGCTTCGGCCAGGATGCGGTCTACGCGCTGGGCGGGGGTCATTGGGTCACCCGCTTGAACTCGACCACCCATACCAACGGGTTGGCGGACCAGCTTTCATGCCCGTTGATCTGCTCCCAGATCGACCGATATGCCAGCTTCGGGAATCCGGTCGACTTCATGATGTTCTGATCGCCATGAATGTCGCCGCGCTTCCAAAGCGTCGGGTATTCGGGGTTTCGCTCTATACCCTCCGCAATCGCGTCAGCATCGCTGATGTCCTGTAGCCGCTCGACGCGCACGCTGACGATCTCCAGCGTGATGCGGCTGGCCCAGCGGGGCATGAACATGCCGGGCCGGTACTTTCCCCAGCCCGCAATTGGTTCGCAGTCGGCTTCGTAGGTGATGGCGCAGGAGTCGTGAAGGTCGCGCGGCGGGATCGAGTTGGCGTCAGGCGAAGTGCGCCATGCCTCCCGCACATAAAGCCGGTCGCCTGGCATGCCGTATGGGCAGTGTGTCGCAATCAATGGCGAATGAATCGACGTTGTCTGGTCGCCTTTGCGCGAGCGCAATACAAGGCCGGAGTCGATGAATCTCGGCTCGTGGTGCGGCTGCGGGGTCACCACCCGCCGCGTCTGCGTCTTCGTGCCGCCGAGCAGGGCGCGCACCATCGGCGCGCTGAATAGGATGGGGCGCTCTTTCATGCTGCTTGCTCCTGAATTTCAAAAATCTGCCCACGCCTGACCCGGCGATCCACTTCGTCGAGCGCGTCCATCGCTTCCTGCTGGCTACACGCTTCAAGCTGCGCCTCGTATATCGGCAGCCACTTGACCAGCGCGGTGAGGCTGGGACCATCCAACAACCAGCGGCCGCGACGGTCGCCGTTGATCTTCAGCTTGAAAACTGCCTGCTGTGCGCCGCCGATCAGTTCCGAGTAGCCATCACCCAGCCCGCGCTCGGCCAGGACCATCGAGACATTTACGCCTGACGCCAGGTTATGAAACGCGATGGCGTCGGCTTGGCCAAGGCGCAGCGCCTCCAGGTGGGTGCGCAGGACGACGCCAAGGGTCTGCTTCTGGCCATTGTCGAGCGGGTGCTGGCGGTCGGCGCTGCGGAAGGCTGCAAGCGGGTCGATGCGGCGGGTGAAGGTTCTCCCCTTCTTCCTCATAGCGTGTTCCCTTCATGTAGGTCGCGCTTCGCTTGTACATACGCTTCATGAGCATCATTTGCATTCTCGAATTGCCCAAGGTGTTTCTGTCTTCCGCATACACGGATGTCTGCTCGATATTTCCCAGATGCCTTGTTGAAGCAAACACCAAGGAATCCATGCGTGCTGTCTGAGTGAGCATTTTTTAGGTTCTGAGCATTCACGGACCTGGATACGTCACGAAGATTTAAAATCCTGTTGTCATCACGATCCCCGTTTATATGGTCAACATGGTGCTTTGGTAGGCTCCCATAGTGGGCCATCCATGCGAGGCGATTCGCCCGATACAACCCGCCATCAATACCTATGACACGATAGCCGTCCGGCCTGATGCAGCCGGCCACGTCACCAGCATTTACGCATCGACGTGGCTTCCTCCAAACAAACAACCCCGTATCGGAGTCATATGAAAGAAGCTCTATGACGCGCTCTATCGTCAGCGGAATGTGTTTGCGCATGATTAAGCCGCTGCCGCCAGTTCAATCCGCATCCGGTACGCTTCCCACTTGACCAGATGGGCGCGCAGTTCCTTCTTGGCGGCCGGCGATACGGCCAGGCAGACCAGGAAGCCGTCGATCATCGCCTCGTCGGGTTGCGGGCGCTCGGCCGGAATGGGCGGGATACTCGCTGCACTGACGTTGGTCTGTCCCAAAACCCCAGCGTCAGAATCCGCTTTCTCCCCTTGATCGTTGGCAGCGGGCTGGGCGTGCGCCTCTGCCGCCGCAGCCCGCGCTTCGCCAGCCTTGCGCTCTGCCTCGACGGCTGCGGCAATGCGGGCTTCCTCGGCTTTGCGAGCGTCTTCTGCCTTCTCAGCCTCTGCCGCTTTGTGGGCGTCGATCCTGTTAACTACTATGAGCTGAAACTTGTTCACGTTTTTTCCTTTCGTGGAATTCTCTCAACGATGCAGCAACCTTTGCCTTGTGCTCTGCGGAAAGCGTATTTCCTCTTTTTGCCTCGGCAAGCTTTTCTTTGTGGGCTTCTGATAACCGCTTGCCTTTATGAGCAGCGGATATTTTTGCTTTTGTTTCTTGTGACCTCGGCACGCCAATTCGCAAAGACGGCTTTCCTTTATTCCACGGCGTTTGTCCGATATGTGACGTGGATAGCTTCTGGCGCGTTTCCTCTGACGGAATAACACCTGGCTTCCCTGTCCTTGCCATTGACATCTTTAGTCGCGTGGCTTCAGATGCCTTTTTCCCAAGGCAATTCTGGTTGCCCTTATTGGCAGCAGATAGTTTTGCCTTGGTTTCCGCTGACAAACTCTTTCCCTTCTTCGCGTTTGATAACTTAATGCGGACTTCTGGCGATGGATTACTGAGTCCGGTTCCTCCATCACACAGATTCACTAGGCCATATCCATCGCGCCTAAGTTGCGCGATCTGGTGCATTTCGTCAGCCAGTGCCTTTTCTTCTGTTTCGCATGGAAAAACGAAGACAAGAATGTTGTCCTTTCCATATTTCGCAACAACTCTCATGTGGTGCGTGGTGCGGCCACAGGAAAAGACATGGCTGCGCCTTCCTGACCCTTTTCCGACATAGGTTCCGTCAGGCTTGCAGTGAATGTATGTGTAGAACTTCACAGCGAGCCTCAATCGACTAGAGCAACAATTTCGTTTAGGTCAGGAAAAAGGAACTCATACCCTTTCGCGTATTCCTTGAACCATCGAATATTTTTTTCGATCCTGTCGGCGATCTCGTTGGCTTCGACCTTGGCCTGCGCAAGCGCCCCGGCTACCTTGTCGCGCATGGAGTCGAGCGACTTTAGGCCTTTGATGGCGTCGGAGAAGACCAGCGAATTCGGCGTCGGCATCCACTTTCCGCCGATGCGCTCGTTCAGCGAGTTGAAATGCGCAATCAAAATGTCTGACGCATTGCGCACAATCTCGGCCTTGCGGTTCGCCTTCTCCGCGTCTACCAGCTTGTTGAGCGCCAGCCGCTTGGCTTTCATCTGCTCGCTGATGGCGTCCACGGTGCGGAACAGTTCGTCGATGCTGGCCGTCTGTGCCAGCGCCTGCGACTTCGCAAGGGCAAGCCGTTCCTCGCCGTCCTTCAAGAACTTCACCATCTTGTCGGCGTCGGCAAAGTCCTGGTCGTTGACCAGTTCGGTCTTGATGCCGTCGATGAAGGTCTGCGCGGCCTGCTTGAACGCCTCCAGGTTGGTGGCCAGTACCTTGCCCTCGACCTGGACGAACAGGGCGGGCAGGGCTTCGATGGTGGCGGCTACCGGGGCTGGGGCGGTTTCGACATGCTGGTAGTTGGCCAGGTCTTCGGCAAACTGCTTCCAGCCGGCGATCAGCTTCTCGCGGCGGCCGGGCACGGCTTCGTACCACATGCCGACCGTGTTCTCGGGGGTGCCGTCGCTGGTGGTGAAGTAGATCCGCTCGGCGCCCGATACCAGAAGTTGCTGCTCAAGCTGCCAGTAGTAGTGCGGCTCAAGCTGGCCGGCGCGCACGGCATCGGCCAGGGCAGCGTTCCACAGCTTCGATTCCCAAGCCTTGTCTTCGATGTCGGTCAGGCCGTCGAAACTTGCCAGCAGGCGCATCCCGTCAACTTCGATCCAGCCGGTGACGGGGTACAGCGTTTCACCGATGATCCCCTCGACGATGGGCCGCGCGGCGGCTTCAGCGGCGTGTCCGCGGTCGAACAGGCGTTGCGTGCCTTCGTCAACGTCCTTGGCCAGTCCGGTGGCCTTCTGCTTCAGTAGATCGCTGCGCGTCTGGTACTTGCTGGCGCCCATCATGGCCGGGGCTTCCGATGCGGTGAAGCATCCGGCGCGGGCGGCCAGCCATTCGTTCGTCCCTTGCAATGCGTCGATAGTGTTCATTGTTCTGCCTCCATTTCCTGTACAAAGTCGGCGTCAATGGCCGGGGTGGGCGCCAGGGCGAGAATCTGCGCGCGCTGTGCGTCGGTGAGGGTGAATCGGGTCGCCGCCATGTCGGCAAAGGCTTGCGCGGTCTTCTTGCCGGCGTCGATTGCTGCCTGCCACTTGGGGAACTGCGCTTCAAGTTCGGCCTGGTCACACGGTGGCAGTTCTGCCTTTGCGGCTGGCGTGACTTCGCCGGTGCTGCGGTCGATGGTGCCCATGTCGCGCACGGTGTAGTCTGCCAATTCCTCTGCACCGCCCAACCCTTTAAGCAGGTCCGAAGCGGCATCGCGCGCCGCAAACCAGAATGCGCGCCATGCCATCTGCCGCTCCGGGTTCGTCCTCCACGGCCCTTCCTTTCCCCACAATCCGGCCGTCTTGGCGTTGTCGATGCAATATGTGCGCTCGACCGGCGGACGGTTGCCGCGCGTGATCTTGCAGCGTGCCCGACCGGACTTCTTGATGATCTCGATGTCGTCTTCTTCGATGACGCAGCCGGCTGCAAGCAGGATCGCCTTGCCGGCATCGCCGTAGATTCCGGGCTTGCCATTGATGACCGCAATGTTCTGGATGGCGGCCATCGGTTGCAGGCCAACCTCGTTACCCATCTGGACCGCAATCAGCACATCACCAGGCTTGCCCCGGAAGCTCTTGGGGACAAGCTCGGAGTCGGCCATCATCTTGGCGAAATCCATAGCTTCAGTAAGGGTGCGCGGGGCCAGCGAAAACGTTTGAGGCATGGCGGGTTTTTGTGCGGCGAGGTCGCTCATTTGGCAAGTCTCCATAAAATGACAAAAGCCAGCATCAGCACGGCGGCAGCAATGCCCGCCCAGCCGCTGCGGCTGCGTTGCAGAAAGGTGATGCGGCCAGGTGCCGGCTCGTTGTGACCGAACGCCTCGCGGGACGAGCGCGGAAAGCGCGCGGTCAGGTTGTCGTCGGTGCATGCGGTGCCGTCGATCAGGAAGCCAAGCGGCTGCGGACGGCGTGGCTTGTATCGGTTCGGCGTATTGAGTCCACGTTCAGCCGCGACGATCAACGGGCTGCGAAGCTGGGTCTGCTGTCGAATGGTCTGCATGGTCAATCCCCCACAAAGCAAACAGGGCCACGGGCGCGGCACTCGCTGTAATACTTGCCGAGCGCGAGGGCGAACAACTCGTTGCGGTCGTTCTTGACCGCGTATTCGATGACGCCGTGCGGCTTGTTGCTTACGCCCTGGCGGACATTGACCGGCGCCCAGCGGCGGGCCTTGGCCAGCGGCATGCCACGATCAACCAGATGGCCGATTTCCTCGGCAACAATCTGTTCGTCGGCGGAAAGCGGCGTGCCGTTGATTTCGGCGTCTGCCAGGGGGCGGGTGTAGGTGTCGCTCGGCAGGCCAAGGCTTTCGCAATAGGTGGCGTTGGTGCGGGCGATTTCGTGAAACAGGTTCATGTCATTCCCTCCGTTGTGTTGTTTGGTGGCACAACTGCATTTAACGCCATGTTAAACAGAATGTCAAACATTTTGTTAAATTATTTTGTATGGGCGAAAAAAAGCCCGCCGAAGCGGGCAGGCAGGAGGGGGAGGGTTATTTAGAGCAGGCCAGGAACGGCTGAGAAAGCTGATCCTCAAGGATGGCGGCTACCCCTACGGCGGCGACTTGATCGCTGGCGAGTTGCCCGGTGCTTCCGAATAGTGGGCGCTCTCCGCGCTTTTGGATGACGCCGAACACCATCCCGGATATTTTGCCGTCTTTCGCCATTTCCAGCAGCAAGCGCAAGGCGTCGATGGTGTCGTGTTCGTGGAAGTCCAGCGCGACGAGTTTTGATTTACGAGGCATCTTTTTTCTTCCTCGTTGACACGGGGCCATTAAGAAAGCTGAACTCGGTCTTCCGCACGCTGACGACCTTCTCCGCGCCGAAGTGCTGGGCGGCTTCACGGTTCTTTGCCGCCATCGGGCGCATTTCATCCAGCATGGCCTGCTTTTCGCTAGGCAATAAGTATGCCCAAATCGCCAGCAAGTCAGCCTCGCCTGAGTAATCGAACGCTTCGCCTATCTGCATAGGCCCTTGACCTGTTTCCAGCCACACCGCCGAGCAGCCTATTTTCTCCTGCGCAATCAGGATGCCGCCCTTCGACATGCCGCGCTTCTCCCAATTGGCGAGGGTTTGCGGCGACTGGTTCAGGTAGCGGGCGACCTCGGACTGGCCGCGCCATCCCCGCATGTCCTCCGCTGCCTGGTAGAGCCTTGTCATGGTTGCGTGCATATCCAGCATTGTCCTGGCACCGAACAAAATCGGGTTCAACAAAGTGTTTGACTTTCGATTTAACGTGGTGTTAAATAAGTGCATGGATACTCCAATCTCAAAAGATAAGGCGCTGATCGAGAAGCTGGGCGGACCCGCAAAGCTGTCCGAGCTGCTCGGATACAAGAAAAAAGGTGGGCCGCAGCGAGTTAGCAACTGGATGAATCGCGGCATACCGTCAAGGGTGAAGCTCGAACATCCAGAGCTTTTTCTGTCGGCACACGCGAAAGCCGCATGACATCGCATGCTCCAGCCCGCTTCGGCGGGCTCCCTCCCGGCGCTACTACGGTCGCGCCGGGTTTTTTATTCAGTGCTGCGCGCCGGTCTGCATCCCAGACGTGCAGGAAGTTCCTGATTGGCTGCAATTCCGTGGTTTCGAAAAGCGGTAACTGCTCCATTTCTTCATCCCTCCATTGATCCGAGGTTCCAGCGTAGATGCCAGCTCCTGCAAACGCCCGTAAATTTGTCGCAAAGAATGAGTCCGTGCTTTTGCGGGCCATTGCGGATACCAAGCAAACAACGGTAGGCGATGCCATCGGCCATGATTCCAGCTATGTCTCCAACTTCCTGAATGGAAAGCAGAAATTCACGCTCCAGGAAGTGCTGGCAATGCTCGAAGCCTGCAACCTGGCCATTCACAGACTCAGTGAGGACGACATGATCGTGTCGCGCGAGGACTGGAAGATGTACCTGACCTTGGCGAAGCGGCACATGGAGGACGTCGAGGTATGAAACCGGCCTGCTACGCCTGCATTCACATGATTCCGCCCGAGAAAACGGTGGACGGCTCCCGCCTTTGCCGGGCTTACGGCTTGCCGGTGTCTCTTACGCTGGAGGCCGATTGCACCCGGAACGTCCCCGATACGGACGCCGCCGACGAGGTTCCGGTGTGGTACGCCGACGCCTGGCATGTGGGCGGGGAAGGGCGTGGCGACTGAATGCCTGTGTCCAAGATGCTCCGCCTCACCGAAGCCCAGCTACTCGCAATCGCACCTGCTCGCGTGCGAGGCCCGGTTGCTGTTGACATGGCCGCTGGCACAGCGCCGCGAGTACCTGGCCAGGCCAGCCGTACAACCGAGGCGGGAAGCGCTGCAGGCCGAAATGACGCGGCAGCACAAATCCAGACCGTGATGCTGCCGTGGCCATCGCCCATGCTTTCACCGAATGCCCGCGCCCATTGGGCACAGAAAAGCCGGCTATCGAAGTCCTACCGGGCCGCGTGCGCCCTGCATACCAAGTGCGCCGGCCTGAAGGTCGATTGGGATGGGCTGGTGCATGTGGCCATCACATTCTTTCCGCCTGACCGCAGACACCGCGACATGGACAACCTGATCGCCAGCATCAAGGCGCTGCTCGATGGAGTTGCTGACGCGCTCTGTGTCAACGATCGCCGGTTCCGCATTCACCCTGTTTTGTCTGACGACACTCACCCAGGCGGCGCGGTGATGGTCGAACTGTTCCGCCGCGTGGAGGATTTGGCATGACTGCATTACTGATCGCGCTGGTTTACGGCGGTGTGGTGCTGGTGGCGTGGGCGATGCTCCGCGCTGAAAAGGCCGGGTGGTTCGAGTGAGGATCGCCCAGGCGTTCACCGCCTGCGATGCCTACGCTGCCCACCACGCGACCGGCAAGGCGTCTGCGCAGTGTGCCCGCATCCTGGGTTTTATCGCTGCCAACAGCAGCATCGACTGGAGCATCGGCGAACTGGCCCATTTCCTGAGCATGGAAAAGAGCACGGTATCGGCCCGACTACGGGAATTGCTCGACGCCGGCCAGCTTGAGCCGAAGACGCACCGCAAGGATAGGCGCAGCGGTATCAAGATCCGGCCCGTGGGATTGCCGGCGGTGGGTCAACTGGAGATGTTTCAGTGAATCAAATCGCGTTCCATGAGACGGAAATGATGCGCAACTTCGAGGCCGGAAGGTTTGCCTCGGCGCGCTGGCATTGCCGTATCTGGACGCGGCTGGTGGCGGCACAAAAGTTTTCCCATGACGGCACGGAGGCATCCGGCCTGCTGAATTCAGACCAGCAGGCACGCCGTCACCCTATCAAGTCTGAATTGCGCCTGGCGGATGGCGCGTCTGAAGGAAAGCCATGAACTACTACGAAAGACACCTGGGCGACTACGCCAAGGACACGGCGCATCTTTCCATGCTTGAGCATGGCGCGTATGGGCTGCTGCTGGATCGCTACTACGCGACCGAGTGCGGCATTCCAGCAGACCAGGCGCATCGCCTTGCAAGGGCCAGGACGAAGGAAGAAAAGCAGGCTGTCGATTCAGTCCTGGCCGAGTTCTTCAAGTTGGTGGATGGCGTGTGGATCAACAACCGGGCCAGCGACGAGATAACCAAAGCCCAAAGCAAGATCAAAGCGGCACAGGAAAACGGCAAGCGTGGCGGGCGTCCAAAGACGAACCAAACAGAAACCCAAGAGAAACCCAGTGGGTTATTTGTGGGTTCGGATTCGGAAACCGAAACGAAAGCTCACCAGACACCAGACACCAGACACCAAGAAACCCTATCGCCTACGGCTCTGTCAGGTTCGACCGAAAAGCCGGTCGAACCTGACCCTCTGCCGTGCCCGGTCGAGAAAATCATTGAGGCGTACCACGAGGCCATGCCGCTCAACCCTGCATGCAAGGTTCTCAACGATTCGCGCAAGCGGTCGATCCGGCAGCGGTGGCGCGAGGCATCCAGGATGCAGGCCCAGCCGTTCGGGTATTCGACACAGCTTGATGGCCTGATGGCCTGGAGGCGGTTCTTCGAGGTTTGCGCCGAGTCTGATTTCCTAACTGGCCGGGTGCCGGGGCGCAACGGAGCGCCGCCATTCCTGGCTGACGTCGACTTTCTATTTTCGCCTTCAGGCTTTGCCAAGGTGCTTGAAAACAAATATCACCGCGAGGTGATGGCATGAACGCCCCTCTCGACTTTGAAGACCTGGGCGCCCGCCTGCCCCCGCATCACGCCGAGTCCGAGCAGTCGGTGCTGGGCGGCCTGCTGCAGGACAACACGGCGATGGACCGCATCGACCTGGCCGAGTCGGATTTCTACGCCCATGACCATCGGCTGATCTGGAAAGCAATCGCCAGCCTGATCGACGCCGGCAAGCCGGCCGATGTGATTACCGTGGCCGAAGCCTTGGAGGCCGCCGGCGAACTGGATCGCGTCGGCGGCCTGTCCTACGTCGTGGCCCTGTCGGCGAACACACCGAGCGCAGCGAACGTGCGCAGCTACGCCAAGACGGTGAAGGACCGGGCCGTGTTGCGGCGGCTGGCCGAAGCCGGGACGCGCATCGCGGACATGGCCTACGCTGGCGGCGATGCGTCCGAGTCCGTGGCCCAAGCGCAGCAGGTTGTAATGGAACTGGACAGCACCGAGGCGGCACAGGAATCCATGAGCCTGCGCGATGCGCTGAAGGCGATGGTCGAACGGGTGGATGACGCATTCCACGGCAGGAACGCGGCCACGCCGACCGGGTTTACCGACCTAGACGCGAAGATCGTCGGACTGGAGAAGGGCGACGTGATCGTTGTTGCCGGACGCCCGAGCATGGGAAAGACCGCATTCGCCATGCAGATCGCCGAGCAGGTGAGCGAGGACGGTCCGGTGCAGGTGTTCAGCCTTGAAATGGGCGCCGAGGCGCTATCAATGCGGATGGCCGCTGGGGTCGGCAAGATCGACCTGATGAAGATGAGGACCGGGCAACTCAACGACGACGATTGGGGTCGCCTGACCTATGCGCTGGGCAAACTGAACAGCCGGCCGCTTTACATCGACGACCGATCCAGCCTGTCGGTGGCACAGATCCGCGCCCGCGCTCGCCAAACCAAGCGCAAGCACGGTCTGGGCCTGGTGGTGATCGACTACATCGGCCTGATCGACGCGCCAGGCGAGAACCGGGCCGCCGCTGTTGGCGCGGTGAGCCGCAGCATCAAGGCGATGGCGCGCGAGTTGGCGGTGCCGGTGATCCTGTTGTGCCAACTCAATCGACTTGTGACTGGCCGCACCGACAAGCGGCCGGTGTTGTCAGACCTGCGTGAGTCGGGCGCCATCGAGCAAGACGCCGATCTGATCCTGCTGCTGCATCGGGATGATTACTACAACCCCGACAGCCAATACAAGGGCGTGGCCGAGTGCATCATCGGCAAGCAGCGCAACGGTCCGACCGGCATCGTGCCGCTTGCATTCGACGCCGAGAGCGCGCGCTTCGGTAACTTCGCCGGACGCTACGCGCCGGAAGCGCAGGCCAAGCCGGTCAAGAAGGGGTTTGCATGACCGCCCCCTGGCAGGAAATGCTCACCGAGCAGCAGCGGAAGATCCTCAACGCTGCCTGCGGCGACCTGGCCGAGCAAATCCGCTGGCACGGCAACCGGCTTTCAAAGGACGATTGGCGCCACCTGATCAGCGGGACCGTACTCGGCTGGCGGATGATGCCGGCCATCGACCGGGGTGAGGGCGCGCCGGGCTTCATCATGCTGGGCGGCTCGAGCCTGAAACTGACGAAAGAGCAGTGCATCGACGCCATCACGATGGCCTTCCACATCGGCGACGACCCGAGCAGCCAGGGCCTGAAGTCGCAGCCGGTGCGCTGGTGCGCGGCCGTTTGCAAGGCTCGGTGGCTGGCTGACGAGGGCATGGCCGCATGACCTTCCGCTCGCGCGCCATCCTGAACCTAGCCCACAAGCTGAACCGCTGCCTATGCGGAAACTTCAGCCCGGAAGGATTGGAGCCAGCCCATGCAAATTCACAGCTTTACGGCAAGGGAATGGGCGAGAAGGCCGGCGACCAATGGCATGCCGCCATGTGCCACCAGTGCCACCTCGAGTACGACAGCGGCAAAGGCAGCCGCGAGGAAAAGGAGTGGATGTTTCAGCGCTACCACGTTTGGACGTGGAACCAGTATTTCGCAAACGGCTGGATCAAGGTCGACAGGGAGGCGGCAAAGTGAAGCCAGACGCCAAAAGCATGGAGCTTATGCGCCGCTTGGCTGCGGTGAGGATCGCTGCAGCCAATCATTCCAACCGGTTCCGCGAGCTCCTGAAGGAGCGCGCGATCGAGCGGATCAAGGCGCAGCCGTTTTTCCGGCTGAAAGCCGAAGACGAAGGCCTCGATGTGCATCCGCCGATGGATTTGAGCGCCTACCCGGACAGGACCGAGGTAGTCGTTATTCGCCCCAGCGAGCCGCTTCAGCGGTTCAACTGGCCCGATAGCGACGAGCCTTGGTACTGGCCTTGAAGCTGCACCGGATGAACCCGCTCGACATCCTGATCGCAGCCGAATCCGCTTCATGCAAAGGCTGCGCCAGGGAAATGCCAGTCAGGTTCGGGGATGAAATCAAGATGGGATGCACGCAAGGGAGAAAACACGGTGATCGCTGCAAGAAATACCTACCAAACACACGAAAGGGCGCGAATGCACAATCGGGCAGCAACTGAGGTTGATTCACTGACCGATGCCGGCATGGCGCGGTTCGAGAACTGGCACGCCTGGGCGGCGGGCGGCGAGACTGCCATGGTGATGCGGCACTCTTACCCGCGCCAGGTAGCGGCTTGCGCTCTGTATCGCTCGACCGAGCATTACACGGACGACGAAGCCCCGCAGCTTCCGATCGACAAGGAGGACGCCCTGAAGGTCGACCGGGCAATCTGCCTGCTGCCGAATCACCTGAAAACAGCGGTCACCAACAAGTACATGCACCGGCCGGATATACGTAATGTCCCTTACGACGTGCTGGATGGCTGGGTTAAACAGGCCGCACGGATGCTGATGGAGCGCTGGCCGTAATTGTTGCCGGACAAGCAGCCCGGCTTATTGCTGCTGAAAAACTGAAAGGACTTTCTATGCACTACAGAAACGGCCGCGAGGCCAAGAATGGCGACAAGATCGTGCGACTCGAGGGCGGCGTCATCGTCGCATTCGGCACGCTGCAGGACGCGACGCCTGGGAATGACTACTGCAACGGCAATATCGTGCACGAAAGCGGGCATTCGACCTATGCCTGCATGTGTGACTGCCTGCACGTCGACGACGTGGCCGAAGTGCTGGCTGCGCAGGGCTTGGACAAGCGACCCAAAGGCAAGTGATCTTCTGCGTTGCCACTGCGCATGTTGATGAAGCGCGTCCCGTGAACGGACCACCTATTACGTCCTGGCGCTCATAGGCCGCCTCCGACGCCTTCCCCGGTGTGGACAAAGGGGAGACCGCGGCCCCAGCGCATGCTGCATGTGCGTAGACGGATGGGGCACCCACCAACCACGAAAGGTAATCACATGAAAGTATTGACCGTCACCAAAGGCAATGAAACGCGCCGCTTCGCCATGGACACCGTCCGCTCCCAGCATGTCATCACGATCGATGCCGCGCTCAAACCCGGGCAGGAGGCACCGCACCACCACATCCCCAACCATAAACACCTGCTGGTGATCGAGTTGCGCCCGATCAAGTCGCTGGACGGCGAGGGCAAAGGCCAGGTCGTCGACTTCTGCCAGCAGTTCGAGTGGATGTTCGACGAGCGCCGCCAGGTCGACGAGGCTGTTACGGTCGACGAGGTATGAGCAACATCAATGAATTGATGTTGCGGCAAGAGGGCGCGGTTGGCGCTGACGTCGCTCCGGTATGGAAACCTGGCCAACCCGCGAGCGACGCCACCTGTGCAGCCACCGGCGCTGGTGGCGACGTGTTGACCCGAGAGACATCGGCAGCGATGTACTAGGGTTTTTGATAGTGCCAGCGGGTGAGCCGGTTTACGCGGGCAGCATGAGCGAACTAGATGCAGAAGAAACCGAATGCGTGCACATGTGCCTTGATGATGCGCTTGTGCCGCGTGCAGATGAGAACGGCGCAATATTTTCGCTGTGGGGACGAGTTAAGCGTTTCAAGTACGGCGGGCCAAACGACGACAACGGGATGCAATTACCGACCCCAGGCAACGAAGGCGCATAACGGCAAAGTTAAGGCCGACGCGCTTTAGCGCGGTCGGGCCTTGAACGTAGAGTTGGGCAACGAACAGGAGCGAAGAATGGAACTGACAGACGTTTTACGAGGGGGCCGCCAATGTGATGAGGACGGCACTGAAATAATCATGAGCCGGGAAGCGTGCGTGGTAGCAGCAGATTTGATTGAGCGGCAACAGAAGGCACTGGCAACGCTGGCGAAATACTTTACCGGCGGCAACCACATCCAGGTTGACCAGGCGACGATCAAGGCCGCCGACTTCTGGAGTATTACGGGGCTGTCGGTGCCCAACGCATAGTTTAGGCCGCGCCCGCTAGAGCAAAGTGTTGGGCGCGTAAGTTATTGAAAACACAGGCGACCTTAAAGAATAGACAGCTGAACTGGGTCTAAAGGTTGACAAATGTTCGAATCAGCAAGAAAGCGAGGTTGACAAAATTCCAGAAGTGCAATGAGTTAAACGACAGCGGACATAAGAGGAAAGACGATGGAACGAGAAAAGCGGTATTTTGTGATAAAGCTGACCGACGCGGCAAAGTACCTGACGCCAACGCAAAGTAGCAGGCTGCAAGAAATGGGTGAGCAGATCAACGAACTTCGGGCAGCAGACGGGAAGCCGCCGATGCACGGTGTTTTTGTGGAGCACGACTGGCCGGAATATGAGCCGACGTGGCAGGCCATTGAACGGCGCATGGACGCGGTGCCGAACGCTGAAATAACCGGGCGCACGCTGGCCCAAAACGAAGCCGAACCGCTCGATTAACGTGTTAGCCGACTCACGTTAAAGGTCGGCACTTGTTGGAGATAAAACCCAATGGAAACTGTAATCAACGAAGCAATCAAAGCACTTGCCGAAAAGTCCAAGGCAGCACCGGCCCACGAAGTCATGCACCTTACGCAAGCCGCGCTGAATCTGGCGCACACGCTACAGGTCAAGAAGCAGACCGAAGCCACGAAGTAATGAACAGTCGCCACTGGCTGATGCTGGTGGTGGCTAACGATTAAATTAACAGGCTGGCCGCTTGCGGACAGTCCCGCTAGAACGCCGTGTTAGGCGTGAACCTGAAAGGAGAATGAAATGTTTGGAATTATCGGTAGCTTGACTAAGGCAGTTGTCGGCGTGGTTGTTGAAGCCCCGATTGCAATTGCGGCAGACGTGATGACGCTCGGAGGAACGCTTACCGACAAAAACCAGTGCGGCGGCGAAACCTACACGGAAACCGCATTGAAAGGCGTGATGAAGAACTTGGAAAATGCGACCAAGCCCGACGCCTAACAAACAGGTAAGGGGCTGCCCGCACAACGAACAGGAGCAAGAGCGATGACCATAGAGACACCACAAACCGAAAACGAAGCCGCTGGCGGGCAGTCCCGCGCAGCCGAAGGCGGAGCGAACTTGACCGCCGTGTTGGGCGCACTGGCTGACCAGTTTGAGTGCCACGCGCTCAGCCGGAGCATTGACGATATTGAGGCGGCAGGCCGGGCCATGCGTGATGCCAAGGCCGAGGTTGAGCGGCTGCGCGCATCGCTGGCAGAGGCACTGGAGGTAGGGAGCCACCTGATGTCTGCGGCAGCCTACGAGCGGGCACGAAAGCTGGTGCCCAACGGCTGAATTGAGGGGCCGCGCGCTTTTGCGCGGTCCCGCTCGGATGATGTGTTGTGCCCCTGCCAAACGGAGAGAGAAATGGACTTGGTTTTACCACTGAAGGGCGAGTATTTCGACCAGATAAAGGCCGGGGTAAAGATTTACGAATACCGGCTTTGCACGCTGTATTGGAAAAAGCGGATCGAGGGCCGGAGATACGACAACGTGATTTTGACGCGCGGGTACCCGAAGCGTACAGACACCGAGCGCCGCCTGGTGGTGCCGTGGAGGGGGTGGCGAATGATGGTGATTTCACACCCCCATTTCGGGCCTGACCCGGTATCGGTGTACGCGATAGAGGTGGGGCACAACGGCAACGCTTAGGGGACGCCGCTTGCGGCGGTCCCGCTAGAGCAAAGTGTTGTGCGACTGGACGGAGAGAACATGAGAAAGACAAGATTTACAGCAACAATGGCCGCGCTGGCTGTGGCATTCGGGACGGAAGCCGAAATGTTTGACCTTACCGCGCGGCGCGGAAAGACGCTTCCTTCGTACTACCCGAAGTGCACCGATAGCGAGAGCGCGGCACGGCTGGCAGCGGCGGAGGAAAAGCGAAAGCGCCGAGCCAAGAAGTTGAAGGCGCACAACGGCAAAGATCAGGCCGACGCCGCGTAGCGGCGGTCGCGCCTGGATCGATGTGTTAGAGCGCTGGATCAACTAGGAGAGAACATGACTTTCGATGAGCACTGGCAAAAAGTGAGAAACGCAAACCCGAAATTGGCGGATGACCACTTTGCAAGAGCGCTGGCCGAAGCGGCATGGGAAGCCGCAACCAAGGCAGAGCGCGAGGCGTGCTGCCGAGCGATAGATGCAATAGACGATGGCGAAGCGCCAGAATACAGAGCGTGCCAAGAGGCGATCATGGCGTGCTCTAACGGCTGAATTCAGGGGCGGGCGGCTTTTCGCCCGTCCCGCTGGAATGACGTGTTATGCCACAAATTTAAGAGAGAACGATGAACGAAAAAAGCTGTGTTGGCTGCAAATATCTTTACACCCAAGGGCACGGTTACAGCAACTACACCTGGGAGGAAACCCGCGTTGAATGCGCCAAAGATAAAAACCCGAACCTACCAAGCGATGAGCCTTACGACTGGAACGAGAAAGACGACAACTGGCCCGCCACAAACGCCAGCAGGTGCGAGCTTTACGCCACGGGAGAGAAGGTTTGCCTCGATGTGGATGGAGAGAATGGCCCGGCAGATGAAACGACCGACGAGGAAGCGATTGCCGCGATTTGCGAGCACAGCGGGCGTGGGCGGAATGGGGCATAACGGCTGAATTGAGGGGCCGCGCGCTTTTTGCGCGGTCCCGCTCGGATGATGTGTTGTGCCCAGGAGATTGAGGAAACCGATGACCGTAGCCGTACTTTTTGCCAGAGCAGACAGCAACTACAAGGCGCTGGACTGCGACGTGTGGGACGAGCAGCGCGACGCCCGCCGCTGGCCGGGGGGCTGCCCGGTTGTGGCGCACCCGCCATGCAGGGCGTGGGGCAGGCTGCGGCACTTCGCAAAGCCACGGGACGACGAGAAAGACCTTGCGCGGTTTGCTGTGGCACAGGTGCGAAAGTGGGGCGGGGTTTTGGAACACCCGGAGAGCTCGCAATTGTGGCAAGACCAAGGACTGCCGCCGCCAGGTAAGAAGGACGATTTTGGGGGGTGGACTTTGCCAGTGCATCAATTCTGGTGGGGCCACCGGGCGCAGAAAAAGACGTGGCTTTATGTGGTTGGGTGCGAACCGAGAGAACTGCCGCCGATGCCTTTGCGCCTTGGTGTAAGCGATTGCGTGATACGGCTGGACAAGCGCAGGCCGGACGGAACGCACATTAGGAAAGGCGACCACGACTGGCGAGAGCCACTAGGGCCAGCCGAAAGAGAACACACGCCCCCGGCGCTGGCGGAATGGCTGATTGAGCTGGCAGCACGCTGCAAGGGGCACAACCAGGATTAGCCTCCACGTCCGATAACCTCGCCCACGCCAGATTATCAGACACGGCGCATAAGCTGGAAACTTGTCAGATAACGTGCCTAGCACTGGCGCGGCTTGCGGCGGTGAAACTGGCAGGGAATGGCTTGATAACGAAACCGGAAAGGCGTCACGAAGGCCCATGTACCATAAACCACTTGACGCGAGACTCTTTCTTCTTGAACATCGAGGCTGTGGGGCAAGGTGCGCCCAAAGCGCACGCCCTACAGGCAACACGGGTGGTGATTGGTGTTGTCCCCAGACGAGTCCGTGAAAGCCGGGCAGGAGGCGAAAGCCGACGACGAAACAGCTATGGGGGCGCGCCAGTCACCAGCCGTGTTGGTGAATGCGTAGGCTGATGCGCAGCGACAGCAAGCCGGCGCCGATCTAAAACAGCAATGCCGGGGCGAAAGCCTTGGAGGAAGGGGCTGATCGGACCCACCTGACCCCGCTGGGGACATGGTTGTATGCCAAAGCCGGAGATCGCAGCACCGGCCACCAGCAAGCCACCCTTCGGGGTGGCTTTTTTATTGCACATCTGAAAGTCGGGCTTACCGCAGATGAGGCCAACGACGGGCGAGAGCCCAGCAGGCAGCGGGTAGCTTGAGGCTGGCACCCTCTTAGTCGAGTCACTTAGCCATACACACACGAAGCATCGGCCCGCCCATTGAGGCGGGCTTTTTTATGCCTGGAGAAACCATGCCGGAACAGAAGAAAGCCCCGGATTGGGATCGCATCGAGATTGACTATCGCGCCGGCATCAAGACGCTGCGCGAGATCGCTGACGAGCATGGCATTACCCATGGCGCCATCAACAAGCGCGCCAAGCGTGACGGCTGGGTCCGCGACCTGGCTGAGAAGATCCGCGCCAAAGCGAAAGAGAAGGTATCCAAGAGCGAGGTATCCAAAGAGGTATCCAGTGAGCGCCTGGCTACCGAGCGGGAGATTATCGAGGTCGAATCCGAGGTTCAGGCCCGCATCGAGATCGCACATCGCCGCGACATCACCAAGGCCAGGTCGTTGGCGATGAGCCTGCTGGATGAGCTCGGGCATCAGGTTGCAAACCCTGAACTGTACGAGCGGCTTGGCGAGTTGTTGCGCAAGGAAGACGACAAAGGCGTCGACAGGCTGAACGACATCTACCACAAGGTTGTCGGGTTCGGCGGACGCTCCACGAACATGAAGCAACTGGCTGACACCTTGAAGGTGTTGGTTGACCTTGAGCGCAAGGTCTACGGCATTGAATCACGCGCAGCTACAGGCGGCGGCCTTGAAGAACTGCTTGGTAAGCTGGATGAATGACAACGAAAAGCTGCGCCGGCTTCGGCTGTTGCGCACGCAGTTCAAGCAGTACGCGCCGCTGGCGCTGCGCATACGGGACAAGGCTGGCCGCATCGTGCCGTTTGCGCTCAACAAGGCACAGGAAGCGCTCGACACGGCGATCAATGACCAGCTTGCAACGATCGGGCGGGTCCGGATCATTGTGTTGAAAGGGCGCCAGCAGGGAATCAGTACCTATACCGAGGGGCGGTTCTACTGGCGCACATCGATGCAGTTCGGTAAGACGGCCTTCATCCTCACTCATGAGGACCGTGCGACACAAAACCTGTTCGGCATGGCGAAGCTCTATCACGACAGCGTGCCGCCAGCCTTGAAGCCGAACACCAGCGCGGCAAACGCCAACGAATTGCAGTTTGATCGCCTGGCCAGTCGCTATGCGGTCGGCACGGCGCGCACCAAGGGTACCGGGCGCGGCTTCACGGTGCACTACTTCCACGGCTCGGAGGTGGCGTTTTGGGCGAATGCGGCCGAGCACTTGGCTGGTTTGGGGCAGGCGATCCCGGACGAGCCCGGCACCGAGGTAATCCTGGAAAGCACGGCCAACGGTGTCGGCAACGTGTTCTACAGCATGGTGCAGGACGCGCAACGCGGGATTGGTGATTACAAGCTGGTATTCATTCCGTGGTTCTGGCAACCGGAATACCGCTCTGACGTGCCGAGCGACTTCGTGATGGACGCCGAAGAGGCGGCCTATGCGGAACGCTACGGGCTGGACGCCGGGCAGATGGTATGGCGCCGGCGCAAGATCCAGACGGATTTCAGGGGCGACGTGGCGCTGTTCGATCAGGAATACCCAGCAACCCCGGCCCTGGCGTTCCGCGCGGCGGCCAGCGGGTCGTTTATTGGCCTCGATTTGGTCGACGCCGGAATGGACACAACGGTCACAGAAGACGCCTTGGCCCCCAAGATCATGGGCGTGGACCCGGCTGAATATGGCGATGACGCCACGGCAATCGTGAAGCGTCTTGGGCGCAAGGTTTACCCGATCGAGCGCCATTACAAGCGTGGTCCGATGGAGGTCGCCGGGATCGTGGCGCGACGCGCCGACGAGTGGGGCCCCGACGCCATCAATGTGGACTGCACGGGCATCGGCTCCGGTGTGGCGGATCGCCTGATCGAGCTTGGCTACCCGGTCAACCGTGTGCATTTCGGCGAGAGCGCGATCGAAAAAGACCAGTACGGCATCCGCAAGGATGAAATGTGGGGCGAAATGAAGCGCTGGCTCGAAGACCTGCCGAACGAACTTCCGCGTGATGATGTGCTGGCCGCTGATCTGGTGGGCCCGCAGTACACCTACGACAGTTCCAGGCGCCTGCGCATCGAGAGCAAGGAAAAGATGAAAGCGCGCGGCATCCAGTCTCCGGACAGCGGGGACGCGCTGGCGCTGACGTTTGCCGTGCGTATCAATCGGAATGAAGAGCGCGCCCCATCGAGACGATATAACTGGAGGGTTGGTTGATGCCTAAGAAGGCAAGGGCTTCCATGCTCACAAAATCCGAGATAGACCGTCGAGCGAAGTCGTGCGGGCTCAAGCCGACAGACGAGTTGCGAGAGTTTGCCAGGAACATTTTTTTGTTCGGGCTACGCACCGCACATGCCGATGCAGTGATGGCGTGCACATCGATCGAGGCTGAAATCAGCCTCAACATCAAGAAGGGCGGTGTTTAAATGGCCGACAGCAACGCCGTAAAGGAACTGACGCTATCCGAGTGGCAGGACATTCTCGGGGAGATCCAGCAGCAGCCGGCCTGGCGCCGCGACGCCGACACCGAGGCCGACTACTACGACGGCAATCAACTGGATTCCGAGACGCTGCAGGCCATGCAAGAGCTTGGCATGGCGCCGATCATCGAGAACCTGATCGCGCCGTCGATCGATTCTGTGCTCGGTATGGAGGCGAAGAACCGCCTCGACTGGCGCGTGACCAGCCAGGGCAGCAACAAGCACGCCGAGATCGCCGAGGCGATCAACGAAAAGCTGAACGAAGCCGAGCGCGAGTCGAAGGCTGACCGCGCGTGCGCCGACGCCTACGCGGCTCAGTGCAAGGTGGGCGCCGGCTGGGTGACGGTCGGCCATGAGCATGATCCGTTCAAGTACCTGCACCGCGCCGAGTATGTGCACCGCAACGAAGTGTTCTGGGACTGGAATTCGCGCGAGCCGGACCTGTCCGACGCCCGCTATCTGGTCAGGAAGCGCTGGCATGACGTCGATGTACTGCAGGTGGCTTTCCCTAAGCAGGCCGATCTAATCAAGAACGCCGGCTACGGCTGGGCGACGACCGACATTGAGACCATGCTCGACGGCGGCCAGTCGACGGGCTTGAGCCGCGGCTACGCCGAGGAACGGGCATGGACACTGCTGGAGCACGAATGGCGCCAGCTTTACCGCCGCCGCCTGTGTCTGTCCGAGGTCTGGTATCGGCGCTGGGTGCGTATCAAGGTGCTGCGCGCGCCGGATGGCCGTGTGGTCGAGTTTGACCCCGATAACTTCGACCATCAGGTCGCGGTGCAGTCCGGCATGGTCCAGCTACAGGAGGCGATGACGTCGAAGGTGCGGCTGTCGTGGTGGATCGGCCCGCACAAACTGGCGGACATCCCCAACCCATACGGCCACGGCAAGATCCCCTACGTGCCGTTCTTCGGCAAGCGCGAAGACCTGACCGGCGTGCCGTATGGCCTGATCCGGCCGATGAAGAGCCTGCAGGACGAGATCAACGCCCGCAATACCAAGATGCAGTGGCTGCTGGTGGCCAAGCGGGTAACCATGACCCGGGGCGTCGCCGACGTCAACACGACCCGCAACGAGGCGGCGCGTCCGGACGCGGTGCACGTGCTGGACCCCGCCAAGATGCGCGATGGCGGCGTGTTCAAGGTCGAGTCCGACTTCACCCTCAACCAGCAGCAGTATCAGGCGCTGGTGGACAAGCGCGAGTCGCTGAAGAACGTCGCCGGCATCTACAAGGCGTTCGAGGGGCAGAACGGCAACGCCACGTCGGGGCGCGCGATCGACAGCCTGGTCGACCAGTCGACGCAGACGCTGGCCGAGATCAACGACAATTTCCGCTTTGCCCGGGCGGCGGTGGGCGACCTGCTGATGTCGAACGTGACCGAAGAGATTGGCCAGATGGAGACCGATGTCGAGGTCAAGGGAGCCTTCGCCACCGGCGCCAAGGTTATCAAGCTGAACCAGCGCGCCCAGGATGAGCAGGGCCGTGAATTCCTCAACAACGACCTGCAGCGCGCCCGCCTCAAGGTGGCGCTGTCCGATGTGCCGTCGACAGCCAGCTACCGCAAGCAGCGCTTCATGCTGCTGTCCGAGCTTGGCAAGAGCCTGCCGCCGAACCTGCAGGCGATCATGTTGCCCTACATCGTGGCCGCATCCGACGAGCCCGAGCGCGACGTGATCGTGAAGGAACTGCGCAAGGCGCTGGGGCAGGCCAGCAACGAGCCGGCGAAGACGCCAGAAGAGCAGGCCGAGCGGGATGCGGCCGATGCGCAGGCGCGTGAAATGGCCGCATTGCAGAAGCGCCTGGCTGACATGCAGTTCCGCGAGCTCGCGGCCAAGGTCGAGAAGATGGAGGCGGAGACCGACAAGCTGCTGCGCGAAATCCATAAGCCCGTCGCCGTCGAGGTCGCCGAGATCAATGCCGATAGCCGCAAGGACCTGGCCGCCATGAACCACGGTGCCGCGACCGAGAGCCGGCTGCAGACGGCGGCCATTGCGCAACTGACCAACGAGCGACAGGAAGAAGCCGGCGAGCACAACGACAGCCCAGCCGAAGAGGCGCGAGAAAAAACGCTTGAAACATCCGAATAGGCGCTAAAATTCGGGTGTCAGGACAGGCCCCGGCCGGGGCTTTTCACCGCTTGCCCGGTGGATTACTGACACCAATCAATCACCGGCAAGGGTGTCTAGATGAGCAAAATCTGCAAAAAATGCGGCGAAACGAAGCCGACAACAGAGTTTTACAAGCACGCTAGAAAGCGCGATGGCCTGCAACCGTTCTGCAAGGCGTGCGCTCGCCTCTCGCATGCCGCTTGGTGTGCCGCCAACCCAGAGAGGGCCAAGGCCAACATCGACAAATGGGTCGCTTCCAATCGCGAGAAGCACAACGCATCAACCGCCGCGTGGTTCAAGGCCAACCCCGGGAAGAGAAAGGCTTACGCGGCAAAATGGTACGCAGCAAACAAGGAGAATCTAAAGTCAGGTGCCGTCAAGTGGAATTCCAAGAATCCAGAGAAGGTGAAGGCATACAAAGCCAAATGGAGCGCGGCAAACAAGGAGAGGACAAGGTCATATTCCGCCAAGTGGAGAGCTGCCAATACTGAGAAGGTGAAAGCACGGCACGCGGCCAACCCGGAAGCCCGCCGTATATACAAACAAAACCGCCGAGCCAGAAAGTGTGCCAATGGCGGGCGGCTGTCACCTGGATTGGCGGGCAAATTATTCAGGCTGCAAAAAGGCAAGTGCGCGTGCTGCCACGTCAGCATTGCCGATGGCTACCACCTTGACCACAGAATCCCGTTGGCATTGGATGGACAGAACGAAGACTTGAACATGCAGCTTCTGTGTGGCCCGTGCAATTTATCAAAGGGCGCAAAGCATCCGGTCGAGTTCATGCAAAGCAGAGGGTTTCTGTTGTGAATGAAACCTCTTGCAAAGCGCGCAACTTCAAGTTATAAAAACGACAGCGGGCAAATTGCGCCCACAGAGTTCACGCGATCCCGGCGACAAGGGAAACACGACAACCTCCCCATGTGGGAGGTTTTTTTATTCCAAACGCAGCCCTGCGATATGGGTTTCGGCCGTGTGCTGAATTGGAGAGCGAGAAGCGATGACTGAAGCAGCAAAAGACCTTAACCATTACCTGAACAATCTTGACGAGCTCGGTGACCTGAGCGACGACCAGATCGAGGCCCTGGCTAATCCCCAAGGGACAGCGACCGAAGCGACGCCGGCCGAGGACAAGGGCGATACCGAAAGTGCCGCAACGCCCGGCGGCACCGCAGACGTTCAGCCGAATGGTGATGAGCAGCAACCCGATGGAATCCTTGCCCGCGACGGCAAGCATGTAATCCCCTACAGCCGGCTGGAAGCCGCAGAGCAGCGCGCCCGGGATCTCGCCAAGCAATTGGAAGAGCTCTCGAACAAGCGGGCCGAAGGCCAGCCGGCAGGCGAGCAGGACGCGGCCACGACCGACAGTTTCCTCAGTGATGACGAACTGGACGAACTGGACCGCGACCTGCCCGCACTGGCGAAGGTGATTCGTGGGCAGCAGTCGCAACTTAGGGCGATGGCCGGCAAGGTTGAAGAGCTCAGTAAGGGACACGAAACCCAGCAGCAGCAGGAGGAAGCGGCGGCCACGCAGTCGTGGAATGAAGCACTGGATAAGAACCCCAAGGCGAAATTCCTGGACGCAACGCTGCCGCTCGACGTTGGCCAGAAGTTCATCGACGTCACCGCTTCCCTGCATGACGATTGGGCGAACATGAGCCACGAAGCCCGCGCCGACGCCATCGTGCGGCAGTACGAGGCGGTTCATGGCGAGGTCAAGGTCACAGCCATTGCAGCAAAGCCGGGCAACACCCCCCCGGCGCCGGTCAAAGCACCGGCAAAACCGGATGTGCCTGTCTCGATGGCCGGCATCCCGGGCGGTTCAGCGCCGCCGGTCGACGAGGCCGCAGCGTTACTGAGCAAGTCCGGGGCCGAACTGACGCATGACTTCATGGCCATGACGCCAGAGCAGATCGAGGCATCGCTCAACCGACTTTGAGCAACCCACACACACCGATACCCAGCCGCCCTTGAGGCGGCTTTTTCATTTCTGAAAGGACTAAATCATGCAAACCTCAGTTGCAGCAGGTTCCGACCAGGCCGCCGTTCTCTACGGTGCCGCGCTCTTCGCGCAGGCACAGAAGAAGGCCGGCACTTTCCGCAATATGACCGGCAAGAAGCCGACCATGGCCGAAGTCGAAGGCAAGATCGGCAAGCAACAGACCGATCCCGGCATGCCGATCGTCGAAATCTACGATCTGGCGCACACCGCTGGCGAAACCGTGAAGATGGATTGCATCGACATCGTGACGCAGAAGCCGATCATGGGCAGCCGCAACGCTGAAGGCCGTGGCGCCGCGCTGTCGTTCAGCAACATGGACGTGTCGATCAACCAATGGACCTTCCCGGTCTCGGCTGGCGACAACATGAGCCAGCAGCGCACCCCGCACGAACTGCGCAAGCTGGCCCGCGCGACTGCTGTTGGCCTGGCTGCCCGCTACTTCGAGCAGCGCACGCTGGTTCATCTGGCCGGCGCGCGTGGCCAGGCTTCCGGCGCGGATTGGGTGATCCCGCTGCAGTACGCCGATGGCGCATCCAGTGGCGGCGATGCCGACTTCGCTGAGATCATGGTCAACGACGTCAAGGCACCGACGTACAACCGCCATTTCATCGTCAACGGCAACGACATCGTTCAGGGCGGCACCACGGGTTCGCACGCGCTGCTGTCGATCGACTCGGCCGACACGCTCAAGCTGACCCACCTGGACCAGTTGCGCAACGTCATCGACAACCTCGATCTGACCCTGCAGCCGGTGCAGATCTCCGACGACCCCGCGGCCGGCGACGATCCGATGTGGGTGATGCTGGTTCCGGCCAACGTCTACTCGGCACTGCTGCAGGAGGGCAGCCTGCGCGCGTTCCAGCAGAACGCCATCAACCGGGCTTCGCTGGGCTCCAAGCACCCGCTGTTCCGTGGCGAGGTCGGCATGTGGAACGGCATCCTGGTGAAGAAGATCAACCGCGCCATCCGCTTCAACCCGAGCGATTACGTCAAGGTGATCGGCAGCGCCGAAGAGGCAGCGGGCACCGAGACCGCGATCCAGGTCAACACCGCCCTGACTTCCGGCTACGCGGTCGAGCGCTGCATCCTGATGGGTGCGCAGGCCTTGGCCAACGCCTATGGCAAGGATTCGAAGTCCGGCACGCACTATAGCTGGGCGGAGAATCCGCAGAACTTCGGCCGCGAAATGGAATACGCCGTGTACGGCGTCGAGGGCTCGTCCAAGGTGCGTTTCAACGTGCCCAACGGCTCCGGCACCAAGGTTCCGACCGACCATGGTGTGATCGTGCTGGACGTGGCTGCCAAGAAGGCTGTCGCCTGACGAATGAATAGCCCGGCCTAGCGCCGGGCGTTCTTCTCCACTTTTCTGAAAGGAAACCGAAATGGGTACCAAAACCACCAGCAGCAAGAAGCCGATTGCCAGCCAGGCAAACAACTCCGTCCATTACGATCAGGTCTCCGTCACCAATGCCGACATCGATGCGGCAGACGTGATCCAGCCGGTGATGGTTCCGGGCGGCACTGTCGTGCACAAGGTCCGCACCAAGACCAGCGAACTGGACAGCAATGGCTCGCCGTCGCTGACCGCCAAGATCGGCTTTACCCCGGTCGACGGCAGCGCCGCGCCGTCCGGTGCCGATACCGCCGTCTCTGCCGACGCGGCCTGGGGCCAGAACGCCGAAGTGAAGTCGTATGACGTCATCCCGCCCTACGTGGTCGAGAAAGACTCCTACCTCAACATCGTCATCGGCACCGGCGCTGCCACCGAGGCCGCCACCGGCACGGTGTATGCCGTGGTCGAGGGCGAGGCGCGCGGCGTCAAGTAATCGCCGGCTGTGAACATGGGGCGGCTGCGGTCGCCCCATTTCTTTTTAAGGACACCAATGAATAAGATCATCGGGATTCGTTACATCGGCAAGAAGGCCGCCAAGGTCGACACCATTTTCGGCACCGGCGCCGTCTGGTCTCAGGGCCAGGTGCACAACTTCGCCGCTTCGATGGCGACGCAACTGCTCAAGCACTCCGACAGCTTCGAAGAGGCGCCGGTCAGTGTCGACGGCGACACCTTCATGGGCGGCGGCAAGACCACGCGCAAAGAGGCGCCGGTCTCCGTCTACGCCAACCTCACCAACATGAGCGTCGATCAACTGGCGCTCTTTGCCCAGCGCGAGCTCAATCGCACCATCGACATCAAGGACCGCGACATCGATGCCATCCGTGCCGACGTGCACCGCCTGATGACCACCCGCAACATGGACGAAATCGCCGACGAGGCCAATGCGGGCAAGCCGCTCACCGATGGCGTGCCGTACACCATCCACGTCAGCGTGGCCGAACTCGATGCGCTGCAGGCTGGGCTGATTGTCGCCAAGCTGGTGCCGGCAGAAGTAGCCGACGAGATCCCGGAAGCCAACGACCCAGCGGAAGCCGGCGCAGGGTCTCCGCCTGACGACGCAGCTTCCGAAGCCAACGAAAAAACTGCCAGCAATCCGGCTCCTACGCTGGACGAACTGCTGGAAAGCCTGGACAAAGACGGGTTGCTGGCCTTTGCGATTCAGGAGAAGGTGCCCGGGCTCACCGCGCGCAATTCGGTCGAGACCATGCGCAACACGATCCGCGAAGCGCTGACCAGCAAGCCTGCGGCTGAATGAGCACCGACCTGACCGACGTGCGGCCGTATGTGCTGCCGGACGTCGACAAATGCCCCATTCCGATCGTCGATCAGGCGATCAGGCAGGCAGCCATCCGCTTCTGTGCCGAGACCGGGGTGTGGCGCTATACCCATGCGACGCAGCCCGTTGTCGAGATCACCACGACCTACATCTTCGTGCCCCCCACCGGGGCCAAGGTCGAGCGCGTGCTCGCGGCCTGGCTCGATGGCCAGCCGCTGACGGTGAAGAACGCCACCGACATGCTGGGTGTTGTGGACTGGACGACCGAGACCGGCACGCCGACGTGCCTGGTCGTGCTGTCCGACAGCCAGTTCCGCGTCTATCCGCTGGGTGACGGCGACGTCGACATGGAGGTGACGCTGAAACCATCGCGTGCCGCCACCACGATCGACGACAACGTGTTCGAGGCGCACGTCGAGGCGATCGCATCCGGTGCGCTAGAGATCCTGATGGTCAAGCCGGGCAAGCCATGGAGCAATCCCGACCTGGCCGTGTACCACAAAGGAAAGTTCGAGAAGGCCATCGACGACGCCGAAATCCGCGAATTCAGGCACGCGCCAATCCGCACGGCGCGGCCACCGCTTTAACTGAAAGGGGAACACCATGCATGTAGCCATCATCAAGGCGCTGGTCGATACGAACGGGAAGGACATTTCCGGCAAGAGTGTGCCGATGCCGTCAGGCAGCTATCACCTTGTCAGCAAACTCGACCTGCTGTTTTTCCGGCAGCATCCTGATGTGTTCGAAGTCACGAACAGTGATCTTGATGTGAATTATCCGCTTACAGGGAAGACCGACGTCAAAGGCGCTACCGTGTTGCTGAGGTCGGATGGGGACGCGATCCGCACCCTGTTCGACCCAAGCACCCCCATCCTGATGATCGGCGGCGACCATCCCTATTCACAGTGGATCGGAGACGCCACCCACGATGGCACGCTGGCCTACTACGAGGCCAACGGCATCAAGCCGTACATCGCCATCAACACCGACGCCGAAAGCGGGGAGAACAACCCCGGCGACACCGGGATGATGACGTGGGCCGAAGTTGCCACGATCAAGAACCGGGTCGAGTTTCAATCGCACGGCGCACGACACATCCAAGCGTGGTCAAAAATCAACACCGGGCTGAAGATTACCTACACCGGAGCGAATGCCACCGCGACCGTGTACTGCGACGGCACCAATCTTGTGCTGACCGATTCCGGCGCGACCAATATCGCCCTGTCTGGAAAGACGCTGACGACTCTGGCGGCTGCTGTAAACGCCGTATCGGGATGGGCCTGCACGCTCGCTGGTGAACTGACCGGAGACGAGAGTGCGGCCAACGTGCTGACCATCGCCAGCGGTAACGCCAAGAACGCCAAGACCCCGAACATCGCCCGCATGGCGACCGGGGGCGGTATCACCATCCGCTACAGCGGAACAGCCTACCGCAGCGCATGGGTGTGGCGTGCCACCAACTTGCTGATTCTGCACGGCGACGGCGTGCCCGTTGCCTGGATCGACACCACCAACCCCAGCTATGACACGCTTGGTGATCTGGTGACGTACATCAACACGCTCACCGGCTGGACTGCCTACCTGTGCGACAACGACAACAGCGTGGCAGCCAATACCGACAACTACATCAGCGGCGGAGAGTCGTCGGCCAATTTGAAGCTGTCACGTTTTGTTGACTGCATCAACACCCGCGCAATCTTGACGGCTGGCCTGAGCAATCACTACATGATCCGCCGCCAACTGCTGCAAGCGAAGGCGCAGGCAGTGGCGAACGGGCTGGAGTTCAAGAATTTCAGCCAGTCGGGCGGCTCTGCGTGGCCCGAACTGTTCGCGGCACATGCTGACCTCCACGGGATTTTCCGGGGTAACGACCAGTGGGCGGTTCAGTATCAGCCGGGGCAGTTCCAGCTTGGACTTGTGCGCCACATGATGCCGCATTACAGCATCGGTGATGTCGAGGGCTATACGTCCGTTGGGCGCTGTGAAGCGATGATCGAGGCACTGGCAGATTCTCCGGGATTCGCTCTGAACCTGCTCGCGCATGAAATCAACCCGGATGGCAGTACCGGGCAGACTTTCCTTGACGATATGCACGCCGGGGCTCTGACCGAGACCTATTGGGCCGCGCTGGTCGCCAAGATCAAAGCCAAGCAGGACGCCGGTGAAATCCTGGTGCTAACGCCGGAGGAGGCGCGAAAGCTCATCCCGCAGTCGCGCGCATTCAACAAGCTGTTCAACGCGCGCCTGAAGAACAGCGGCGAGGCGCTGACAGGTGTCAGCAATGACGCCGGCGTGGTTATCCCCGGCTGGAACTTAAATACCCCGGCACAGTTTACGGCGGTGTCCGTCACGGATGGGGCGCTCTCGCTTGCCAGTAACGCGACCACCCTACAGGCACCGCTGAAGCAGTACGTGTTTCTCAAGCCGGGTAAGACCTATCGTTTCATGATGCACATCGACGAAATCACGGTGTCATCCGGTAGCGGTGTGCAGTTGTCGCTGGCGCGTGCGGTCAACAAACTGGCGATGGACGCCTCGCCAGCTTCCTCACAGACCGCCTTCACGACGTATGCCACAACGGCGGGAATGCTGGAGATGCTGGTATCCGTTCCCGTTGAAGAAGTGCAGCGGGCCTATGTGCGCAGCCTGAATGCCCAAACTTACGACCTGTCCACGAACACCAATATCCGGGTCAACATCGACGGCAAAGGGCTGACCGCAGACATCAACTGCGCAGGCGCAACGCCAGCCGCCACCACGGCGAAAGAAGTCGCAACTGCGATCAATGCCGCACTGGCCGCGAACGCGAGTTACCCCGCCGAGTACCACAACTGCGCAAGGGCCGAGAACGGGCGGGTGATCATCGAATCACCGTATGCGTATGCGTCAGGCGCTCCTGACACCTACCAGATCATCGTCGATCAGGGCAGCGCGAATGATGCCTACAGCGCAATCTTCGGCAGTGTGGTGCAGGATGGCAAAAGCCTTGGCAAGAACGCGACCGCGCTGCCCGACAACACTTCGTGGTGGCTGTTCGGGGTGAACGTGGCGCTGTCCGGGAGCGTGAAGGTGTCAGGTTTAACCTGCGAAGAGTTGTGATCGCTTTCAACCCATGACCACAACCAAGCCGCCTGACCAGCGGCTTTTTCCATTCTGGAGCCCTGACACATGGCCGGACTGACGCTTGCCACCCCAATCGCCACGGCGCGCGGGATCCTCAACGATCCAGACGCCGTGCACTATTCGGCGGCCGACCTGCTGCAGTACGCCAACGACTGCCTCGATGTGCTGGTGACGCTGCTGCCGCAACTGTTCTACGAGGAGTCCGAGCACACCTGCGCTGCGGGCGCCGAGCAGGCGCTATCGTTTGATTCGGCCCTCCAGCTTGTCGATGTGCCGCGCATCAAGAACGGCGGCGTCGTGTTGCCGGGCGATCGCGCCGCGCTCGATGCGTTCGACCCGGCCTGGCGCAGCGGTACCCCTGGCGACGCTGTCAACTGGATGCGGGTCAACGATGACGACCCGCTCCGCTTCCTGGTCTATCCGCCAGCGTCTGACGGGCAGATCCTAAATACCAAAATCGTGAGCATTCCTGCCGAGTACACCATCAGCCAGGACACAGGTCTCCCGATGGTGCTGGCGGATGCCATAACCGACTACATCGTGCACCGCGCCGAGAGCCGCGACGACGAGCACATCAACAGCAACCGAGCGGCGCAGTTTCAGGCCAGCTTTGTAGCGAAAGTGAAGGGGTAACGCGTGGGCAGCCAATTATTCAAGAATTTCGCGCATTCCACTTTGGCGGCGTCGCTGGCGACTGGTGCCACCAGTATGTCGGTGCCGACAGGTGAGGGGCTGCGCTTCCCGGCGATCACCGGCAGCGATTACTTCCTGCTGGTGCTGCAGGACGCGACCCACACCGAAGTGATTAAAGTCACCGCGCGCACCGGCGACAGCATGACGATCGAGCGCGAGCAAGAGGGCACCACGTCCCCGGCGACGTTCGCAACCGGCACGATCGTCTCGTTGCGGCTGACGGCCGCCACGCTGGAGTCCGCGATGAATTTGGCTACGGCCCACATCGCCGACGCGGCCGCTGCGCACGCCGCCAGCGCGATCAGCAATGCGCCCAGCGGAAACCTGGCGGCGACGGACCTGCAGGGGGCGGTCGACGAGCTGCAGACCGAGATCGACGGGATACAAAACGACCTCACCGCTGCGGAGGCGAGCATTGCGGCGGTCGATCCCGTGTTGGTCGGGACGGTGGCGCTGGCCATGAGCGGGAACGCCGCCCTGCAGCCGCCGGAATACGCTCCGGCCAACGGATCGGTGCAGTCAAGCACCGGAGATTACGCGGCGCTATACGCCAAATATGGGCGGGCGTTCACCGTTGAAGGTCTCGCCACGTACCCGGCAAGTGAAGCAGCGGTTCCGCAGGTACCGCCTATCGGCGGGCAGATGGCCATGTCCGACGCGCTACCCACCGCGGCCCGCGGGCACGCCGCAGTTACGTTGTCAGACGGTCGGGTGCTGGTGGTCGGCGGGTACAGCGGCACCACCTATCTGAACAGCACCTATTTCGGCACGCCTGAGAGCACAGCGGGCTACGGCTCCAACGGCATTACATGGGCGGCCGGGACTGCGCTGCCCGCTGCCAAGTACGGCCACACGCTGACGCTGCTTGACGATGGACGGGTGCTGGCGACAGGCGGCATTGTATCGGCCGGAAGCTACGTCACGACGACCTACTTCGGCACCATTTCAGGCAACACGATCACCTGGGTAGCCGGCAGTGCGCTGCCCCGCGCGATCATGGAGCACGCGATGGTGCAGTTGTCGGACGGGCGCTTGCTGCTGACCGGTGGATACGATGGGGCGAACGCGCGGGCGGAAACCTATTTCGGCACAATCGCCGGAAATACGATTACCTGGGCTGCCGGGACAAGCATGCCGGGAGGCCGCTATGGACACTCGTTGGCGGTTGAGTATCTGGGCCGTTACGATCCGTGGATGGCCGGCGGACTCACCACGGCGGTCGGCGGCTACACCGACAAGACCTATCAACTCAGCATATCCGGCAATGCCATCACCTACAACGAAACCACCAAGCTACCCATTCCGCTCGGGTATCACCGTGTCGTCGTGCTGCGCGAACAGGCCAACGATAACCTTGGCCTAATCATGCTGATAGGCGGCGCGTCCACGTCTGACATGACTGGACGGGCGTGGGTCGGCGTGCGGCCGAGTGTCTTTTTCGGCGCGACGATGTGGGCTGAAGCATCCCCGTTGCTGTGGCCCAAGGCGTTGCACGCTGCGGTGAGGTTGAACGACGACCGTGTGCTCGTAGTCGGCGGCTACCTTGGCGGCACCAGCGAGACCGTTGACGACTGCAATATCGCCACCCTCCTGAAATTCAAGGTGAAACTATGACGACCTATTCCTACGTGGGTGAAGTGCTGTACATGGACGGCGAGGCTGTTCTGCTGGTCGAGGGCGCGACGCCGGAGCAGATGGCAGCACTGGTACTGGATTACCAGGCGTCAGCCGACGCACCGAAGATCGATCCGCTGCTGGCCAGGGCGCGGCACGTCGCCAAACAGGACATCGAGGGCGCCCGCGATACCACGCTCGACAACGGCGTGACATGGAACGGCAAGCGGTGGTACGCCGATCAGGTATTTCAGAACCAGATCACATCGTATATCGTCGGCTTCCTCTGCGGGGTATTGCAGCCCGGGGCCACGGTTCCAGTGCGCGCAATGGACAAGACCGTGAACCAGTTGACGTTTGACGACCTCAAGGCCCTTTCACCCGTATTGATGGCGCATGTGCAGCAGGCGTATGGCGGTAGCTGGGTAGAGAAATCCACGGTCGAGGCGCTTGGACCCGATGCGCTGGTCGATCTTGGCTACGGCCCGAGCGCGACCAAGCGGGCGCTGAAGGGTAACGGGTAACACCCGTGAAACTGACCGGATTCCGTGGGATCGCGCCACGCACGTCGCCGCGACTGCTGGGCGATGTGGTTGCGCAGGTCGCCGAGAACACCAACCTGTCGTCGGGCGAAGCCCGCCCGCTGGCGGAGCCCGAGTTATCCTATGTCTCACTGAAGACGGGCCCGTTCGAGACAATCTATAAAGCGGACCAGATCAACAGCGTCGACGACCTCTGGTTCACCTGGGCGCACGACGTCGATGTCTGCCGCAGCCCGTTACCTGGCACGGCCAAATGGATATACAGCGGCGACGGCGAGCCGCGCATCACTACCCTGGCGCTGGCAATGACCGGCACCGGAGACAACTACCCAGCGGTTGCGCGTAGTCTCGGGGTGCCGAAGCCTCAGACCGCGCCGAGCGTGTCGCCATCCGGCGGCACACTGGTGTCGGTGACACGGTACTACGCCTACACCTTCTATGACGACTGGAATCAGGAGTCCGCATTCAGTCCGTTGTCCACCATCACCACGGGGAAGCCAGACGGAACGTGGTCGATCAGCGGCATGGACGCCGCGCCGACGAGCAGCGGGACCGGTACTGTCGCAGTCGCATCCGGGGTTACAACATTCACCAATACGGCCGCAGCAAAGCACTGGTTGCGTGTCGGCGAGGAGGTCGTGATAAGCGGCACGACGGTCGCGGTGACCGCGATCGATTCGGCCTCGGTATTCAAGGTTGCGGGCGACTTTACCGGTGCAACATCGTGGGCGCGCAAGGCTGAATGGGGAACCTGCACCAAGCGGCTGTATCGCACGACCGGCACGGCTGGTCAGTGGCAACTGGTTGCCGAGGGCATTACGACGACCACGTTCAGCGACAACATACTCGATAAGGACATCCCGGGCGACGAGGCGCTTACGATCACATGGGAATTGCCCCCGGTCGACCTCAAGGGCGTGTTCACCCTGCCGAGCGGTGCATTGTGCGGGTTCTCCGGCAACGAAACGTGTTTCTCTGAGCCGTTTCAGCCGCACGCATGGCCGCCCGAGTACCGCAAGCGCACCGACTTCCCCGTGGTGGCGGCGGCGATGTTCACTTCCGGGGTTGTGGTCGGTACCACCGGCGCACCACAGATCATCATTGGCCATGAACCTGGCCAGATGCGGGCGCAACCCGTGACCGGCGCATACCCGTGTCTATCGAAGCGTTCGATGGCCTCGCTTGGCGACAGCGTGGGGTATGCAACCGCTCACGGTTACGCGCGCATCGGTGACAACGGGGTGGATTTGCTGACAAAGGATTTGTTTACCCGCGATGATTGGGACGACTACGACCCGTCGACGATGATCGCTGCCGCGGTGCGCGGACGCCTCTATCTGATGACGCAGGGCCGCGGGCCGGCATTGCTCATTTTCGACTACCTCGACGGCACCGGGCTGACCACATCCGACGTCGACGCAACCGCGCTGCATGCCGATGCGCTGACCGGTCGGCTGTATTTCAGCGATTCGGTCAACATGGACGTGCGCGAGTTCGACCCGCCGGGCGGCGTCTACATGCTGCAGACGTGGAAAAGCAAAGAATTCGTGATGCCTGAACCGGGCTGCCCGGGCGCTGCGCGGGTGAATTTTGAATCACGATGGACCGAGGCGCAGTACGATGCGCTGTACGCTGCCTACTTGGCAGAACTGGCGGCCAACGCGGCGCTTGTTTCAAGTGGCCGCACGGTGGAGGGGATCGCGCTGGGCGTCGGTGATATTGGCGGCGACCTGGCTGGCGATGCGTTCGGCACCTACGCGGTGGCGGATTCCGCGATCCTGGAGGTGGCGGCTCCCAGCCTCGAATCGGCCGGCGTGACGTTCACCCTGTTCGTCAACGGCGTCCCGCTCTACTCGCGCGCCGTGACGAACAGCAATGGGTTCCGGCTGCCTTCTGGCTACAAGCATGACACCTTTGCGGTGCAGGTGCAGGGGCAAAGCCTGGTGAAGTCGATCGACATCGCCGACACCATGATCGGGCTCAAAGGTGCTTAATCGGTCGATCCCGGCGGTACCGGCCTCGGCGCAGGACGCCGGCCGCGTGTCTTTCGATCAGGCCATCAAGTCGACCCTTGAAAGCGTGGTCGATGCGGTGAACGGCACCAGCGAGGCCGCGGCTGCGGCAGCAGCACAGACCAACACCAGCACCATACTCGACGCGCTGTGGGAGTTGGACGATTGGGATGAAACCCCGTCAGGCGGAACGGCTGACCAGCCGGCCTTGCTCACCTACGCCAAGGACGACCGCGAGGTGACAGCAACACTCACCTGGGGGGCTGCCGGCGGGGAAGATGGCAATATCACCGAGGTCGTGTTCGCCGCGAACGACACCGACCGCACCCGCACGCTGACCATTGCATACGATGCTGACGGCTACGTCACCAGCAAGACATGGAGTTGAATAATGCTTGATTCGTTTGGCGTCTCTGGGCGGCTGAAGGCGATTCTCGCCATGCTGGCATCCGGCGGCATTCCCGGCACGGTCAAATCGATCCAGACCGGAGTAAACACCACCACCAGTGCGTCAACAGGGACGGCCGGGAGCGAGGATGATAGATATGTCGACATCACCATATCGGCAGTGGTCGTAAACAAGTCTGTTGTGTTGGTGCAGCCGATCCGCGACACGTCAGACGGCCAGCCGCTGTGTGAAACGGCGCGGCTCACCTCGACCACAAACCTGCGCCTGTCACGGCGCGGCGTCACGACTGAGAATTACGTGGCCGCCCGCTGGACGGTGATCGAGTATTACTGATCGCTGATAGACACTTCGCCCGGCGTGATGGTGTGGTGAAAAATCCAGTTGCCGTAGCCTGTTGATGTGGTAACCTTCAAGTGCGGGCAAGTTGCGCCCGCGTAAAACGGCGGTCCCATGCGGGCCGCCTTTTTTTTCGCCCATGAAAACCCTTGTCACTGACCATAAGGACGCCTTCGCCGCGTATGTCGCGCGCAAGGTCGACCAGAAAGCGTCGTGGGGCTCGTTCTACGCCATGGGAATAGTCGACACCGACAAACGCGAGATCGTTGCCGGGGTGGTCATCAACAACTTCAACGGTGCCAACGCCACGGCGCACATTGCC